ATAATTGGTTTACCTTCACCCGTGAATGGTAAAATTCGGGCTAGCACGTCACCAAATGAAACAGTATATATAAATGCCATACCGGCTTATAGCCAAGGTGTTTTGACTGGAATGGGGCGTCAGCTATTTGTCAGTGACCCGTGGGTTGTTCCGGCAGGTCGCGCCGGTGTAGTTATGCAGCCATATCTGAACTCTCAGGCGATAATCGGTACTTTGCTGCAGTATAAGGTTTGGGATGTTTCGTGTCGCCGCATTTACACGTCACCCAATGCCGAATATTCAGCAAGCGCTTTAGTACCATATCATCGTCAGAATGTTCGCGTGCTTTCCAACACCGCTGCTGGTAGCTTCACACTTCAATTATCGCCATTAGCTTATGTGGATGATGGATTTGAACATGTGTTTGAAGATGTAGAGGGTAATGCTTCTGTTAAAACCCTCACAGTACGAGGTGGTACAATTGATTACTATGCTGCTGCTTGGACTATCAATACAGCATATTCTTTAGGTACAGTTGTGGCTAATGGTGGTAACTGGTATATCTGTACTCAGGCAGGTACTTCTGCTGGTGCTGGTGGCCCCTCAGGTACTGGTACTTCAATTGTAGATAATACAGTTCGTTGGGATTATCGTCCTGTAGATTTGATTATGGATGGTGCTACTGCTGCTGAAACTAAGGTATTAAATACTAACTGGTTTCGAAAAATATTCCGTGCTAACAAAGGCCTTGGTGCTTGGGTTGCAATTACTTAATAGGAGATAACATGTTATTTAAATATATTGGAAAACCAGATACTGCTCCTAAAGAGTTTGTAGGTCTTGACTTAATCAATGCTTATAAGATTAAAGAAGCATCTGAGAATCTAACTACTGATATTCAGGATTATGATTTAGTTTTAGAAGAAGGTCTGGACGTTGTTCTTTATAAAGAGAACTGTAATAAAGTTCCAGAAACAGGAGATTATTTCTTTGTGAACCCACAGAGTCATATCTACTTATATTCAGCTAAAGAATTTGAAGCTCTATACGCAGTAAACTAAATGGCACAAACTAAAACAGATATTTCAGCTCAAGAACAATTATTCTTAGATTGTTTATTTGATGGTACAGGTGTTCGTAGCCCAGAAGAAGCTAAACTTATGGCTGGCTATGAAAGAAGTTACCCTGTTGCTAAGATTATAAAAAATATTAAGAATGAACTGATTGACCGTTGTGATGGTTATCTAGCTATGTATGCACCTCAAGGAGTTCTTTCTTTGATGGAGATTGCACTAGACCCATTAGGTAATCCGGGAAATAAATTAAGACTTCAAGCTATTATAGAATTACTTGATAGGGGTGGAGTTACCAAAAAAGAAAAGGTAGAACAAACAGATAAAGTTCAAAACTTCATGTTCATACTACCAGAGAAAAATCAAATCAATTAATAAGGAATAAAATAATGAGTGCATTTAATATACATAATCTAATTAGACTACTAAGAATAAATGATGCTAGGACTACTACTGCCCTAACAGCCAATGCTAATACTACCTATGCAGATATTACTGGTCTTACAGTTAACCTAACTCCGGGTACTTATAAATTTAAAGCAGTTCTACCTAGTACTGTAGCATCAGGAACAGGCGGAATTAAATATGCCTTTAACTATACTAATGGCCTAACCCTATCTGCTCTACAGTCTGCCGCTGAAGGTTTTACTGCTTCTGCTGTTGCTGTACAAAACTCAACTTCTACCACAGCTCAGGCTGACCTGTTTACTCAAGCTGCTGTAGTTATTAAAGTTGTTATTGAAGGTACTATTATAGTATCCACTGGGGGTACATTGACTGTACAGATGGCACAGAATACTTCTAACGCTTCTAATACTGTTGCACTAGTAAATGGCTTTATTGAATTTGCCCCTATAGTATAATATGAGTGAAGCAGCCCCAAATGTAAATACTAACATTAGGAAATTCGGTGTTGATGTTGTCAGCCGAGTAAATCCTAAATATAAATTCCCTCAAGACCTAAAGATGCTTGAGAGACAGTTACGTATTAGTTTGGGGCTTCCATTCTTTGGAAAGATGGGTGGACAGGTAGCATATGGTTACAGTTATAACTCGGAAAGAGAAGTCTATGAACCAAATCAAGAAGTTTTTAAGTATTTGTTTCAAGCGAGGCAATACCTCTACACTTCTAGTATCCGTGAAGTTACCGATTGGCTTAATCTCAAAACTTCTAAAATAGGATACAACTACAACGTATCTCACATGGGGTTACGTAATATAATGATACTTCGACCACCAATGGAAGAATGTCTTTTACCCTTTGATGAGAAGATGAAAATTATAAGTTCTCTATGTCTATTCAACCAGAAGAAGTAATTCAATTAGATGCTGATGGAGACCCTTTACCAAGGGTACTTAAGAAAGCTAAGAATGACTTAAAGAAATCTAGGGCTGAAGTAAAACAGAAGAAGAATACTTTAATAAAAAGAAAAGCTAGAGCTAAGGCTAAACCACAAAGAATAGATGCTTTTAATAGTGAACAGAAAAGTCTAATTCTAGGTGATGTAGTTAAAGTAGCTGAAGGTAAACAGAATCTAGTTACTACAGCAGTAGTACAGGAAATAAAAGATTATTATCCTACAATACTAGATGAGAAACAAATTGGTTGGCAAGCCTTTCCCGGCCCACAAACTGAGTTCCTTCAAGCAGATGAGTTTGAAGTATTATTCTCAGGAGGTCGTGCTCCCGGCAAGTCTGATGCCCTTATGATGGATGCGTTAAGATATTGTGGCAGTAAAGATTTTCGTGGTTTGGTAATACGTCGTGCAATGAATGACTTAAGGGATTTGATACGTAGAGCTAAAGAACTCTATCCTCAATGTTATCCCGGCACTAAGTGGAAAGAACAAGAAAAGATATTTCAGTTCCCTTCTGGTGCAGTTATAGAGTTTGGTTATTGTGACCATGAAGATGACGTACTAAGATATCAAGGACAGGAATATACTTGGCTTGGTATAGATGAGTTGACCCAGATACCTAATGAAGCTACCTATGAAAAACTAGTAGCATCAGTTCGTAAAGGTGGAACAGGTCTAAAGAATTATATAAGAGCTACTACAAACCCTAACGGCCCTGGAAAGGAATGGGTTAAGAAAAGGTTTATTAATAGAGGCTCAGTTAATAAGACAATTACTATATCTACTTTTATTCCTAAGTTGAATAAAACAATTAATACTACTCGTAAATGGATTCATGGTACAGTATTTGATAATCCTAAAGTAGTAGAAGAAAATCCTCAGTACATAGCTATGCTGCTTAGTATTGATAATGAAATTCTTCGTAGACAATGGGTAGAAGGTGATTGGGATAGTGCTGATGGTTTAGCTTTTGATGAGTTTGACCGTAAGATACATGTAATAGAACCTTTTGAAATTCCTGCTGCATGGCATAAGTTTAGAGCTTGCGATTGGGGATTTAAAACTAAAGCAGTTAATCTTTGGTTTGCTATAGATTATGAAGGCACAGTATATGTGTATCGTGAGTTTGTAGCAGGTGGTCAAACCCCTATGGGTAAGATGCAAGCTAAAGAATTCGGTGCTGCTATTAGAGAAATAGAAGAAGCTGCTGGTGAACAAGTTAGGTATGGTATTTTAGATGCCTCGGCTTGGTCTCAAAGAGGTGAAGATGCACCTGCCCCAGCAGAAGATATGGCTGGTTTGACTTGGAGACCTTCAGATAGAACTGGACATTCAAGAAAAACTGGTAAGTTACAAGTACATAAGTATTTACAATTAGATGAAAACGGTAAACCCGGTCTTTATATATTTAATACTTGTACTGATTTAATAGAGTGTATGACATCTCTGGGTATTGATAAGAACGATGCTGAAGATGTTGATACTAAAGGAAATGACCATGCTTATGACGCTCTAAGGTATGGCATAATGAGTAGACCAAAGATATATAATAATTATAATTGGGCTATGGAGCAATCACAACCACCGATTATCTATAATGATACATTCGGAGCATAAAGGATAATATAAATGAAATCAAATGATAAAGATTTTAAAATGTCAACTAATAAAGCAGTCCCAACTCCTAAAATGGACAATAAGATTGATGCCACTTCTGCTGGTAAAAAGAAAAATGCTAAACTAGATAAGTCTCTATTCAGTCAAGATGCTCTAGGTTCTTCTATTGCAGCTACTAAAGGTTATGGCAGTAAGACTAAAGGTACTGTAGATAAATCCGTATTTACTTTTGCAGATAATTCTATTTCACCTGATACAAAAGCTTGCTAATATAAGGCATATTAATGTCATTACTTAAAGACCAATTCAATGTTGCTACGCAATTAGGCAAAGCTTTAGCTAAGACTGAAGAACCTACACCAGAAATTACAGAAGATTTTAGTTCTGTAGCAGGGTTAGTACGTTCAAGGTATAATTTAGCCAAGTTAGCTAAGCAAAATGAGCAAGAAGCTATAATGATGGCTGCTTATAGGGCTTGGAGAGGTGAATCTAGTCCTGATGAAGTCATCGCTATTAACGCTGCTCGTCAAAGAATGGGTGCAGCCTCTAGTGTCTTTATTAAAATCACTAAAACAAAGGCAACAGCAGCATATGGACAACTCTGCGAAGTACTCTTTGCTAATAATAAGTTTCCTCTTGGCGTGGAACCTGCTATTAAACCGGATAAACTAGAAGATACTGTTACTATAGTACCTCAAGGTGTACAATTTGGGGAAGAAGTAGTAGATACTTATGGTCATAAAGGTGATGGTAGAGACATTCCGGCTGGTGCAACACCTAATACGTTGCTTCAGGGCTTAAAAAGCTCATTTAAAACGCTTTTAGAGGGTAAAAAAGTAGTATCAGGAGCTTCACCTGACTCAAAACAGTTCCCTGAGCTACATCCAGCCCAGATTGCTGCTACAAACCTTGAAAAAGTGATGCAAGACCAGCTTCAAACAGGTGATGGTGAGAAGATTTTACGTAAAGCAGCCTATGAATGTGTACTTTATGGTACTGGAATCATAAAAGGTCCCTTCTCATACAATGAATTGCAACCAAATTGGACTTTAGAAGACGATAATACAGTAACTTATAACCCAAAGTTTAAGTTAAAACCTAAATATAGCCATGTTTCTGTGTGGGATTTCTACCCAGACCCTGATGCAGTCACTATTCAGGATGCAGAATACTGTATTGAACGCCATCTATTGACTAAAAGTAAGCTTAAAAAGCTCTCAAATCAGAAGAAATTCGACGTTGCAGCAATCAATAGAGTACTAGAAACTAACCCTAATTATCTATCTCAGCCTTGGGAAACAGTCATAAACCGTTCAATTGGTATGACTACACATAAGAAATATGAGGTTTTAGAGTATTGGGGTACTGTAGATAAAGACTTAATGTTGGCTATGAATATTGAAGTACCTGCTGATGCACTCAATGTAGTACAGGCTAACGTATGGATAGTTAATGATGAGATTATAAGACTAGTTCTTAATCCATTTCAACCTACTGAATTACCATATCATGTTGCTACCTATGAAGAGCACCCTCATCGTATATGGGGTATAGGCGTACCAGAGAATATGTCTGATACTCAGATGCTTATGAATGGTCATATACGTATGGCTATAGATAACTTAAGGTTTGCTGGTTCACAAGTATTTGAAGTTAATGAATCTCAGTTAGTTCCCGGTCAGGACTTTAATATATATCCCGGAAAAGTATTCCGTAAACAAGGTGGTGCTCCGGGTCAGTCAGTATTTGGGCTTAAGTTCCCTGATACCTCTCAGTCTCATATGCAGTTCTTTGATAAGATTAGGTCTTTATCAGATGAAGCTACAGGCTTACCTTCTTTTGCTCATGGACAAACTGGTGCTCAGTCAGGTATCCGTAGTGCTTCTCAGACCTCTATGCTTATGTCTGCTGCTGCTCTTAATATTAAAACTGTAGCTAAAAACTTTGATGAGTTGATTACTAGTTTAGGTAATTCTCTTTTCAACTGGAATATGCAGTTCAATACTGATGATAAAGATATACGTGGTGATATAAAGATTGTGGCTAAAGGTACAGCCTCTCTTGTTCAACGTGAAGTTGTTACCCAACGCCTACTATCATTGTTACAAATTGGTGGTAATCCTGCTGTTGCTCCGTTCCTTAAAATGGATGAAATCATTAAAGAGATTGTTCGTAATATGGATTTGGATGGGGATAAGTTTGTTAATGACCCTGCTACAGCTAAACTCTTTGCAGATACTATGGCTAAAACTATGGGTGCTGCTGGTAGTTCTGCTCCTCCACCTAGCCCTCAAGAAGCTAGTCCGGGGCAAGGGCCACAAAATCCTACAGGAGATAATACAGGTACAGTTCCTGCTGCTCAACCACCACAACCTCCAATGGGTGCATAATGATACCTTTAACTAAAGAAGTAACTGCTCAATTAACTGAGTTTATGTCTGGTGAAGGTGCTGCTGCTATTGAGACATTAGGTACAGTACTACTAGAGTACTTCTTAAGTCAGTGTATGGAAGCAGAAGGTAATCAAGTTTATAGAGAACAAGGTGCTGCACAGCTAGCTAAATGGTTAAAAAATTTACCAAAAGGATTACAGGATGGCCGTATTAGCTCCTTTACCTCAACAATGGGTTAACGCCCCACCTCCCGTTGCTAGTGTACCCGCTCTTGCTACTAGTGCTTTTAGTGGTAGTGGTGTAATGTCTCCGACAACTGCTGCTGCTACAAGTATAAATGTAACTAACCCTAATGGTTTTAATAATAGTACTTTAAGTCCTTATTATTCCGCAGGTTTAGGTGCTCAACCACAACAGCAACAAAGTTCTAATCCTATCACTGGTATATTATCCAATGGTAGTTCTATTAAATCTGCTGGACAGTTTATAAGTAATGGATTTCAGTTACCGCAAAGCCAATTTATAAATGGTATAGGTGCACAATTAGGTTTTAATGCAGGTACTGGTGGAGCTACTGAAGCTATTTCATCTAGTTTAGCTGCTGCTGACCCTAGTTTGGTTGCTTCTGGAGCAGGTGCGGTACCTGAAAGTGGGCTATTAGGTAGTTCTACTTTATCTAGCACATTAGGTGCTGCTGGTTTAGGTGCATTAGCAGGTAACTTCCTAGGTAAAATAGGGGGTAACTCTACTGGTGGTTCTATAGGTGGTGCTATTGGTGCAGGTATAGGTAACTTAATACTTCCGGGTGTAGGAGGTATAGTAGGCGGACTTATAGGAGGTATAGGTGGTGGATTTTTTGGTGGTAAATCGGGAACAGCTACATATAATGAAAGCTTTAAACTTGATGATAATAATACATGGGCTTCTACTGGTATTGGTCAAAAGAATGGTGCTTCAGTTCAAGGCCCTGTACAACAGTTTAACTCAAACCTTACTGATGCGTTTTCTAAAGCTCAAAGTTATTTAAGTGCACAAGGCCTATCTCTTAAAGATATAACTATAGCTGGTGGTATAAATACTAAACATCATCAATATGGATTAGGTACTAGTGGATATCTTTCAGTAGGTAATGGTGCTAACAACCAAATAGGTGCTTACGGTTGGGAATCAGGAGACCAGAAATCTCAACAGAATGCTATTCAACAAGCTATAACAGCCGCAGCTAAACAAGCAGGAGCTACCCCAGACCAAATTAAAGGTATGTTTGATACCATAGCTAAACAAGAAGCTCCCGGAGGAGATACACCTCTAATTAAAGCCCCAACTGGTAATGGCAATACTAAGTGGTCAGACTTTATAAGTAATTACAGAAATAGTATAGCACTACCAACACAACAAGGAACAACTAATGCTACAACCCAACCAACCTCAAGCCCAGCCACAACAGTCTAGTCCTGTAACTGCTCCGGCTACTGAAACTCCAAGTGCTGGTATGATGTCACCTAGTAGCCCTAGTGCTGACCCTACAGCTAAACCAGAAACTCCTACAGAAGAAGGTGATGTAGTACAACAATTACAGGCTCATCTAGACCAGATTCCTGATGACCAGAAACAGTTTCTAGCAGAACATTTAACTAACGAATTTGTACGTGCCATAGGCATTATTAACGGCCCAGAAGTTGCAGGTTATCTTGCACAATTTGTAGACCCTAATAAAGTAATGGTTCCAGTACCACGAGATGTAGCAGAACAGCATCTAGCCCAACAACAGGCTAAAGGCCAAGCTCCTGCTCAACAGCAAACCCAAGGACAACCAGTACCTACTGCCCCAGCAGCACCTCCAAATGCTCCTCAAGGTGGTTTAATGAGTCCTCGTGTTTAACCAAGCGGCTACGCCTAGAAATAGGCCCCGATATATAGTTAAGTAAAATTTAATTATATACCAAGGCTACTTGCATTTATGCAACCCTAATGGAGATATAATACAATGTCAATACAAACTAAAGATGCCCCTACAGCCCTATCTAATCTTAGTAAGGCCAAAGGACAAAACTTCAGCGGAGACCGTGCAGTTGTACAAAAACCAGCAGCAGTAATCGTTGAAAATCAACATACAGAGGAACTAGCTACTCCTGAACAGAACCCTGAATCTCAGGCTACCTCTAATCAGAACCCAGCTCCTGTTGATGAAAGTCGTGATTCTACTGCATATAAGGAATTGAAACAGTACCATGATAAGACTGTACATGAACTACGTGTAGAAAGAGAACGACTCGCTAAAGAACTCGAAGAAGAACGTAAAGCTAAAGCAATCGTTAAAGCCCCAAAGACACCAGAAGAAATGAAGGCGTTTAGGGAACAATATGGCGAAGCTGCTGATTATATGAAGACTCTCTTTATTGAGGAACTTCAGAATGACCCTACCATGACTGAACTAAGAAGCAGGATTGAACAGGTTAGTCAGCTCCAAAACGAACTAAAAGAGAAAGAAGCTTTTAATAAGCTATTAGCGGAACACCCAGATGCAGCCGAGATTAGGCAAGACCCTAAATTTGCTAAATGGTATAATGAACAACCAGAAGATATTAAACGTATCATCTCTACTTCACTAGACCCTAAAGCTCTCGCAAAGCAACTAACTCTGTATAAGTTGGAAGTTCTTGGTGAAACGCCTAACAGTAAAAAGAAAGCCAAAGCTCAAGAGAATGTGGATGCCTCTCTAAGTGTGGAAGTAAATAGCCGTACTGAGATTACACCACAGAAAAAGATTTGGACATGGGCAGAAGTCAACGACATTGCTAAAAACTATAAACTATGGCTTAAACACGGCCCAGAAATAGAACAAGCTAGACGTGAAGGACGAGTTAAATAACTCACAATTTAAACAACAATTAAAGGATAATTAATATGACTACAGGTTTTAGTGCTGCTGCTGGCTACGGTCAGCTCCAAGGTGGAGCAGCATTCCCAACAATTTACGACCAGAAGATTCTCCGGTCACTTAAAATCAAATCCGTAGCGGACGAGATTACTAACGATAACTACTCAGGCGTCATCTCTGATAAAGGTGATACTGTACGTATTATCAAACAGCCTATTGTAACTACTCAGCCATATACTCGTGGTATGCAGCTAGTTCGTCAGGACATTGTAGATGAAGATTTGTCTCTTGTTATTGACCAAGGTAACGTGTATAGCTATGCACTAGAAGATATCGAACAGGTACAGTCTCATATTGATTGGGAAGATGCTTGTGCTGATGCTGCTGGTTATGCTCTACATAATGCGTATGACGTTAACATTCTGACTTACATTCAGACCCAGGTTGATGCAGCTACTACTGAAGGTTCTGGTGCTTCACCAAAAACTATCGGTTACGGTGCAGGTAACAACTACACTCCTTATAACGCTCTTAACCGTCTTGCTCGTTTGCTTGATGAACAGAACGTTCCTGAGGAAGGCCGTTGGGCTGTAGCTTCTCCTGCTTTCTGGGAAATGATTGCAGATGAAGATAGCAAATTGGTTGAAGCTCAGGTTACTGGTGATGCAGAGTCTATTATGCGTGCTCGTAAACTTGCTACCTCTAAGATGCTTGCTGGCTTTACTTGCTTCAAGTCAAACAATGCCCCTAGTTACAGTGCTTCTGTGCCTATCCTTCTGGTTGGTCATGTAGATGCTGTTGCAACTGCTTCTCAGGTATTAAAGTCTCGCGTACTTCCTAATCCAAATGCGTTTGGTCAGTTGTATGATGGTCTTCATATATTTGGTCGTAAGGCACTTCGTACTAAGGCCCTTGGTCAGATGTACATGAGCCTAGGCAACGTATAATAACTAACTAATATAAAGGATAATTTAATATGAGTACTGTAACAACCCTCGCTAAAGGCGGCACTTCTGGTGTCGCTGGGGAAACTATTACCGTTCGTCGGTGGGAGCATGAAATTGATATTGCTTCTGCTGTGACTGCGGGTCTGGCTACTACTGATTATGTAGTAGTTGTTAACATCCCTGCTAATACCTATTTCACTGTTGAACAGGTAGAAGTAGTAACTGCATTGTCTCTAGGTGCTGGTGCACGTATTGACTTGGGTGATTCTGGTAGTGCAACTGTGTTTGTTAACAACGCAACCACTCTTACTGCTGGTACTGACCTTACCATTGCTTCACGTACTGGTAACGCATCTAATGGTGCTGTATATATCTCAGCGGATACTCTCCGTCTTAAGGTAACTGGTGGTACTATTGCTACTGGTAAACTACGTTTTGTAGGCACTATTATGTCTGCTGCACGTAACGCACCAATGACTACTTAATTTAATTAAGGTAAACGCTAATGACATATAATTACTTATGGCTTATTAATAGACTCTGTCAAAAGATGGGGGAGGTCGAGCTTTATGCTATTGATGTTCCTACAGCCCAAGGAGTTTACGCAGATTTTAAGTCTGCTATTAATGCTGCCATAGGTGATATATGTCAACAGCAAGATAATGAATGGCCGTTCAACTGGGTTAGTCAAACTGATTATACTACAATAGGTATCAATGAGTACACTAAGCCAGTTGCTGCGGTTAATATAGATTGGGATTCTTTCAGGATTAAAAGACAACCTGTGGGAATTACTTCAATAACTCAAGTAGGTGGATTAGCTACAGCTACAGTATCCGGTGGGCATTTATTGATTACTGGTGATAATGTTAGAATATATGGTGCTAACCAAGCGGATTATGTAGGTAACTTTACTGTTACAGTTACCTCTTCTACTACTTTTACTTTTAGTGTATCTGCAAGTGCAGTAACCCCTGCTACAGGAACACTTTATTTAATACCTCCTTTTGCTACCAAGAAACTTACTCAGATAGATTATGATGCCTATAGAGAAGAAGGTTGGGAAGAAAGAGATGACTCTATGCTTGGGACAGACCAATTTGGTGTTCCAGATAAAGTTGTAAGAAAGCCAGATAATAATTTTATAATTAGTCCTAGACCAAATAGGATATATCCAATAAACTATAATTATTATACTATGCCTAGTGACTTAGTTTTATACAGTGATGTTCCTGTTATTCCAGAAGAATGGAAAGAAACTATTGTTAAAGGTGCTATATATCATTGTTATTTATTTAGAGATAATATTGAAGAAGCAGCTAAAGCTCAAGATGACTTTGATAAAGATGTAGTATCAATGCGTAGAATACTTATACCAATACCTTCATTTATGCGAGTAACTAATTAATGGATAGATGGTCAAGTCAACCTATATCATGTGTAGGTGGATTAGTTTTAGATACAGATACTCTACTACAAGGAACACAGTTTCCCGGTACAGCTAGACAGTTACAAAATTTTGAACCTGATATTGCTGGTGGCTATAGACGTGTTTCAGGATTTACTAAATATGATTCTAACATAGTTGCAGATGCTTCTAGTAATCCTATTCTAGGACTTAAAGTTGCTATGGGTGGAGTATTTGCTTGTCGTAAAATTGCCGCAGGTACAGATAATAGAATATATTACTCTACAGGTGCAGGATGGACTAGAGTAACTACAACAGCAAGACCCGGAGCAGTTACTAAAGCTAGATTTACTTCATATTCATTGTCTGCTCCTGTAGTTATACAATGTGATGGTGTTAATCCTGCATGGAAATGGTCAGGGGGTGTTGAGACAACTATTAATGGTGTAGGTGCTCCTACTAATCCTAAGTATGCTAGATTATTTAAAGGTAGATTAGCCTTAGCTGGATATGGTACAGGAGATAAACTTTCACTTTCAGCAGCTAATGCGGATACAGATTTTACAGGTGCTTCTGGTGCTATAGAATTTAATGTGGGTGATACAATTAAAGGACTTGCAGTATTTAGAGGTACTTTAGTTATATTTTGTGAACGTAGTATAAAAAGACTTACAGGTTCTACTAGTGCTGATTTTATAATTGAATCAGTTACAGAATTTATAGGGTGTGTCTCTGGTGATACTATACAAGAAGTAGGTGGGGATTTACAATATTTAGCAACTGATGGAGTACGTTCATATGAAGCCACTACTCGTATTGGAGATATAGAATTAAGTTTAATATCAAAACCTATACAACCTTTAATATCTAATGTATTATCTATTGGTTATACAGAAGATGAATTTAGTTCGTGTGCTATTAGGAAAAAAAGTCAATATAGATTATTTATTAACAATTCTTCCGTTGGGGATACAGATAACACTAACTTTTTAGGAAGATTAACAGATACTCCTGTAACTAGTCATGGTCAATTTGAATGGGCTTTACTTGTAGGTTTTAAAGCTTATTCTGCTGATTCTCAATATACAAGTAATACTGAAATAGCTATATTTGGACATACTACTAATGGGTATGTTTATAGAATGGAATCAGGCAATACTTGGGATGGGACTAATATAGAAGCTCTATATAGAACCCCTGATTTAACCTTATCTGATGCCACTTTACGTAAAGTATTTCATAAAATACATATGTTTACTTTAGTTGAAGGAGATATTGATATGAATGTATCTCTTTTATTAGATAGAGAAGATATAAATATTATACAGCCTAGTGCTATTAATGTAGGTCAAACTGGTGGTACTTCAACATATGGTTCAGCGATTTATGATACTGATGTGTATGGAGCATTCATATACCCTAACTTCAAAAAGAATTTAATAGGTTCAGGTTACTTTGGGGCATTTTTATTCTATTGTAATAACGATTCTGCTCCTTTTAGGATAGACTCCTTTGTAATTTCATTCGCACTTAAAGGAAGACGATAATATGGTAATATATTGTATTACTAATCTTTTAAATGGTAAGCAATATATAGGATTGACTACTCAGGCTTTAAATATTAGGTGGGCAGAACATTTAAGTAGGTCAAGATATAAACAATATAGTTCTGCTATTCATTCAGCTATAAGAAAATATGGTAAAGAAAACTTTATAATAGAACCTATAGCATGTGCTTGTACTATAGAAGATTTAAAAGCTTTAGAAATAATACTTATAGAACAATATAATACATTTAGAGCTGGCTATAATTTAACTGAAGGTGGTGATTTTAAGGTTGTACATCAAGATGTAAAAAATAAAATATCTAAAAGTAAAATAGGACATAGTGTTTCAAAAGAGACTAGAGAGAAGTTAGCAGAACACAATAGATTAAAATGGCTTGTAATACATCCAAGTGGACAAGAAGTAATCACTGATAATTTAAAGAGTTATAGTAAAGATATTAATATAAATTATTATAGTTTAGTTGCAACACATAATAAAAACAGACCATGTTATGGTTATAAAGTTAAAAAGATAGGAATATAATACATGAGCGTGGGGTATACGAGACAATCTGCTGGTACAATACTTACTGGTAATACTATACAGGCATCAGACTTTAATGCTGAGTATAATTTACTAGAAAGTGCTTTTGGTGCTGTTAGTGGTCATAACCATGATGGCACTATAGGTGGTGGTGCTAAGATACCTGTAGCTGGTTTATCAGGATTGACTAATACTAGTGCTGGTATAATGGTAGCTGATGGTGCAAATGGTTATGTCCTAAGGACTCTTACTGCCCCTGCTGCTGGTATAACTATTACTAATGGTACAGGTGTATCAGGTAATCCTACTTTAGTATTGGCTAATGATTTAGCTGGACTTGAAGGACTTGCAACTAATGGTGTTGCTGTTAGAACTGGAACTAGTACATGGACTACTAGAACTATTACAGGTACAGCAGGTAAAATAACTGTTACTAATGGTGATGGTGTATCTGGTGCTCCTACTTTAACTATAGATTCAGGATATATTGGACAGAATACTATAACTACTTTAGGTACTATAGTAACAGGTGTATGGAATGGTACTGCTGTAGGTATAGCTTATGGTGGTACTGGACAAACTACTGCTAATGCTGGTTTTAATGCTTTAGCCCCAAGTCAAGCCACTAATAGTGGTAAATTTTTAACTACTGATGGTTCTAATACTTCATGGGCAACTGTAAGTATTCCTTCTGCTGGCTTAGCTGACCCCGGTGGTAATGGGGTAGTTGTACGTACTGCTCTTAACACTACTGCTAATAGAACTATTACTGCTGGTTCAAACATTTCTGTTACTAATGGTGACGGTGTAGCAGGTAATCCTACTATTGCAGTAACTGGTATTGGCTCAACTATTCAAGGTTATGATGCTACTTTAGCGTCTCTTGCAGCGTATAATACAAATGGTCTTTTAACTCAAACTGCTGCTGATACATTTACTGGTAGAACTATTACAGGTACTACTAATAGACTTGATGTATCTAATGGTAATGGTGTATCAGGAAATCCTACTTTAGATATTTCTAGTTCTTATGTAGGACAAGCTACTATAACTACTTTAGGTACTATAACTACTGGTACATGGACAGGAACTACTATAGCTAGAGCTAATGGTGGAACTGGCTTGACTACTGCAGGAACTTTAGGTAATATATTAACTTCAGATGGAACTAATTGGGTATCTTCACCTCCTGCAAATACAGGTACAGTTACTTCTGTAGCTACTAGTGGAGGTATTACTGGGGGTACAATTACCGCAACTGGAACTATTTCAATAGATACAAATAACTCAATAGGGATAGGTGCTTATGCTTTGTTGCGTTTTCAAGTATCAGGTGGGTCTGTAGTCAATAGTTCTACTGTATCTGGGGCAAATCTAGAAATAGTAAAGTTTTCAACTACTGGTGCTATAACTGCTTCTGGTAATCCTAGTGGTACTTGGAGAAACGTCTCTGGAACTACTTTAACTAATGGTGGTGGTACTAATGGTGAATATGGTATGTTTATAAGGACAGCGTAATGACAATACAAATATTAGCAATAAAAAACCCTAAATATTCAAAAGCAGATAATAGTTTAATTGACGTGCAAGTTAAATTTTCTCATATGCCAGAAGATTTTGTCTGGTTTACTGCATCTCTTAATGATACTACATCATATGGGCCTGAAATATATCAAAGGGCACTTAATGGGGATTTTGGTGTAATACAAGCATATCAAGGAAATTGATACATGGTAGAATTAGGTTTATTTCAATGGATTATTGGCGGCATAGTGGCATTAGGATTAACATTATTTGCATATCTTAATGGCAGAGTCACTAATATTCATACTAAACATCAAGAATTTAGGACTCATGTGGCTGAAAAATATAGCACTAAGGATGATACAAGTACAGTAGAAACTAAATTAAGCCATACTTTAGATAGAGTACATGGTCGTATGGATAATATTGATAAGAATATTAGGGAATTACCTAAACAAATAATGGAATATATTAAGGATAAATAATATGTCACGTAACTATAAAAATGAGTACCAAGCATATCAAGGAAAGCCAGACCAAATTAAAAAGAGAGCATCTAGAAATAAAGCTCGTGCTCAAATGATTGCTGCTGGTAAAGCCTCTAAGGGTGATGGTAAAGATATAGGACATAAAAATGGTAATCCTTTAGATGATAAGATGAGTAACTATAAGGTTCAAACTAAGCATTCTAATAGGTCTTATCCAAGAACAAAGTCCGCAAAGAAAAAGAATAAAACAGATTAATAAATATTGACAAATAGTTAATTTTATGGTATAATGGTAAGTAAAATATAAGGTAAATTAATGACTACTACAACTACAGATACAGGGCAACCATTAGACCAATATATGGCAGGTCAAGTAAGTAACCCACAGTTACCTACAGGTACTACTTTTATACCTGAACTACAGCCTACAGACCCAGCAGTATTACAAGCTCAAGGTACTATAATGAATGGTACTGGGGCTACTATGCCTAACCAAGCACCTGTAGTTAATACTCCTACTGTAGTTGCTCCTGTAACTCAGGCCGTAACTGGACAGGCTTCTACTATAGACCCTAATGCTCCGGGAGCTAATATTAATCCTCAAGCAGGGCAATATACTGCTAGTACAATAGGTAATAATGTACCTCAAGGTACTGCTGCTCAAGGTACAGTTAATCCTAATGCCACAGTTCAAGGACAGTTAGCTAACTTATATTCTCAAACTGCTAATGGACAAACTCCTGCATGGGCACAAGGAGCGGTAAATGCTGCTAATGAAGCTATGGCTGCTAGAGGACTTGGTGCATCAACTATAGGTACAACTGCTCTTGCTTTAGCTGTACAACAGTCTGCGTTACCTATTGCTGCTCAGGATGCTTCAACATATTTCCAAATGGATATGACCAATCTGTCTAATGAACAGCAGATGGCTATGGAGAATCTAAAGAATAAACAACAGGCTTTATTGAGTGACCAAGCGGCTACTAATGCTGCCTCACAGTTCAATGCTTCTAGTGCTAGTCAGACTCAACAGTTTATGGCTACTTTAGTATCTAACATTATGACACAGAATGCTGATAGAACTCAAGCTATGTCTCAGTTCAATGTAGGACAAGAGAATCAAATAGCCTCACAGAATACTGCAAATAGTATTACAACTCAAAGCTTTAATGCTCAACAACAGGCAGCAGTTAATCAGTTTAACTCACAACAGCAGTTTGCTAGAGACCAGTTTAATGCTCAGGCAGCTTTTGCTATTGAACAATCTAATGTATTATGGCGTAGAAATATCAATACAGCTAATACAGCAGCTATTAATGCAGCCAATCAGACTAACGTACAGAATGCTTTTGATATGTCTCAGAACGCTCAAAATCAGTTATGGCAGCAATGGAGAGATAGTGCTTCATGGGCATTCCAATCATCTGAGAATGAAAAAACTAGACAGTTTAATGCAGCTATGCAAGCCAATAATCAGACATATAATAGTGAAGGTAGTAAGTTTAATTGGGCAACAGCAGCAGGTCAATTTGCTAGCGGTTTAATAAAGGTGTAAATAAATGGCAGATTTTTTCGGTGGTATATTAGATAGTGTTAGTTCTGTGGGAGATGATGTTCAAGGCTTCTTTAATAGCTCTATAGGTCAAGCTGTAGCTAAAGGTGTTTCAGGTGCTTATGGGGATAAGAAACAGAAGGAACTTAAATGGAATGAAGGTTTCATGGGACAAAAAGAATATGATTCATTTAATGCAGGTAAAGCTGACCAAGCTCCTACATCTAAAGATTTCCATGAAGTTGAAAGACAATGGCTATTACGTATGAAGAAATTTGCTGGTCTGTCAGACGATACAGCAGTTAAATTAGGAGCTAAATAATGGTAATGGATTTATTACAAGCACCAATTCCGGGTCAATCACTTACTACAGAACCGGGGTCTGCACCATTTGAGACACCACCTCAACATACTGATATTGAAACAGCTTTACAGGAAATTTGGGATAAATTAACTTTACCTAAACAGGTAATTAGGCTTTGTATCATCCTTAAAAAAGGTATGCCAGCAGAATATTTAGCTAAGACAATTCTATTTGAAGGATTCTCTAAAGGTAAGTGGACTCCTGATATGGCATTTCTTATGCTTAAAGTTGTAATGTCAATGATTATAGCTATTGCTGTAGCTAAAGGTATTAAACCTAAGATATTTAACCCTGATAAAGACCAAGAAGCATTTCTTGACCAGTTCATTGATGACCCTGAAGTTAATGCTGAAGAACCTATTCCACAAGAACCTACTAAGGAACTACCTAAAGAATTTACTGGATTACTAGGAGCTAAACTATAATGGGATTTTTAAATGATTTTGGTAGAGGTTTATCTAAAGGCTGGGATAAACAACTTAAAGATGACGCTGAAGTAGATGTATATAAACGCAAGGCTGTAGCTGAAGCTGATATTAAAGCTGCCTTAGATGACCGTAAAGAAGCTCAGAGACAGAAACAGGCTCAAGAGAATATGGCTGCTGCTGGGTTTGCTCCATTACAACCTGCGTCTAATTTAGATAGCTTTGGTTTACCTAAAGGTACACAAGATACACCTGCTGTAGCTACTCCTGCTTCAACTGTATCTCAGCCTACCCAAGATTTTATGGGGCAATTCTCAGACCTTAAGACTAAAGCTGCTAAAGCTCAAGCTATGGGTAATGATGATTTAGCTAAAACATTTAATACGCAAGCAGATATAGTACAGCAAAAACTTCAAGAACAGAAATATAAACGTACAACTGCTAGAGAAGATACTACTGGTGTAGAAGGTTTAACTCCTGCTAAAGAATTGATTAAAGAAGATACTGCTGTATTTAGTAAGAATGAGCTTAACACTGGTTTATATGAAAAGTACTTTGGTGAACCTAAAGCATTGAACTATGCTAATCCATCAGATAGTGATGTTAAAGATATTAATGAAGTAAAGAAAGCTAGTAAACAAGCTAGTAAGATTGCTTCTATATTAACTTCAGCTAGTGCAGACCAAGCTACAGGTAAAAGTACTTTAAGTAGTGAAGAACTTAAATCAGATGCAGTTAACCTTGTGAAGAATAAGAATATTTTACTAGATGATAGTAAGTCTGAACAGCATGATGCAGCCTTAAGTTCTATACATGATATACTACAGAATTATCCAGAAGCTTCTCATTCACTATTTAAGACACTTGAATTAGATAAAGTACCTACTCCTGCTGCCTCACCTAATTATGGTAATAGGTCGGATGGTACGCCTAAAGGTACAGGCTTTCTAGGTGAACTAAAACGTCCTGATGGTACTGTTTCAACTGAAATTTCTGTAGGAGTTAATATTGATGGTAAAGAAATGGAAATACCTACCCTAATACCTACTTTAACTGATGCAGAAAAAAATAGTTTACTTAATGGTGATAAGCCTACTAAAGCTATTGTAGATAAGGCTGTTGCTTTTGCTAAACAAAGAATAGCTCAAGGTAAACCTGTATTTGCAAATAATAATGAATCCCCTACTCAGCCAGTTACTTTAAGTAATGATAAACCTACTGGTATTACACAAGCTGAATATATGCAATTACCTTCTGGTGCTACTTATACTGCTCCTGATGGTACTACAAGGACTAAACCTTAATGGCTAATTTCTGGGATAACGACCCTATTGTGGGGTCTGATACTACAGCTACGACTAACTTTTGGGAAAAAGACCCGATTGTTGACACTAGTGCTGCACCTGAAGATAAGTTAAATCCTCAAGTTCAAGCAGACATAGATTCAGCTAGTAATCCAGTTGATAACAATAAGCCTATAGACCTTAATCCTACAGAAACTCCGGGAGAATCTAAGGGATTATTTGGTGACTTTATTAATGCTTATAGAAGACGTACTGGTGAGGTAGCTCAAGGTATTGACCAGAATATAAATGAACCATTTAAGAATGATAATAGTGGCCCTGAGTGGTTACAGCATATTGGTGATGTAGGCTCTAGAGTTGGTTCTAGTGCTATGGGTATGCTTGATGTAGCTACTACAACTCCTATAGCCTCAGGACTAGAAGCTGGTGTAACTAAACCTGTCATGAGAGCTTTAACACCTGAAAATGCTTCTCCTGAAACTAAAGCTAAGATAGACCAAGCTGCTATAGATACTGCTGATTTAGGCGCTATGGCTTTACTTGCTGGTGCTCCTAGTAAGAAAGCAGGAGTAATTGATAGGTCTAAACCACCTATACTAGATGCTGCACAATATGAAGAAGGTGCTAAACAGACTGCCTTAGCTCAAGTAGCTTTAGGTGCACGTAATCCTACAACTTTAACTGCTGAACAGATAGCTAAATCTGCACCTGTAGAAAAGACTACTTCAGGACTAGTTGATAATGTACATTCAGCTATTGATAAAGATATAACTGATACTCAAGGTAAGCTAGATAAACTTAAAGCAGACCTAGATTCAGGTAAAATAAGTAAGATAAAGTTTGAGAAATCAAGTGCTGGACTAACTAAGAAACTAGATAAGTACAATGCTGAGAAGTCTGCTACTGGTATAGATTCAGTTTCTAAACCTTTAACTGATGAACAATTTAAAACTAATATAGCTGACCCTGTAGACAATGCTCTTGCTTCTGGGGTTGAACCTGCACAGATTGAAAAAGAACTTAGAGAAAACCTAGCTGCTTCAGGACTGCATCCAGACCATATTGATGATATAGTAGCTAAAGCCATACCTCCAAAGCCTCCTATTGAATTAGATGCTCCTACTGCTAGTAAGGCGTATGAAGCTACTAATACTATTAAAGCTAATCCTAATGATAAATTAGTAACTGCTGATGAGATGGAAAAGATTCTTAATGGCACTGGAACTCAATTATCTACTAAATTTAACAATGACTTAAGTCCTTTTTATGGAATCTCTAGATACTTCTCTAAGAAGAATGGGGGAAGGTATTTTAGTGGTGATAACGTGGTGGGAGATTACAGACTAGCCCGTATAACCAATGAGAGAGAACAAGGTAATAAGATACTGCCGGGACTTATTGGTACTGAAGATGGTGCAGTAAAGAATATTGAACAGATGACTAAAGAAGGTGTCGTAGTTGATAACTTCAAGGTTAAACCTTATCATACTATTCAAAAAGAAGCTATTGATGCTGGTATAGCTCCTGAGAAGATTAATGAGTTCAGACTTGCTGCTAATGCTCTAGATGACTATAATAATATTAGTGGTAGAGTAGCTAAACTTAATGAAGACATAGGCAAACTTAAAGCTGGTATTACACCTGAGAATAAGGCTAAAGTAACTGCTGCTATTAAGGATAAAACTGCTGAACTTAAAGAACTAGCTGGTAAAAAGACTTATCAAGGTTATATAGACCGTGAGGGTAACAGAGTTGCTTTGTCTCAAGATAGGGCTAAACAAGTTTTTAATGAGTTCTCTAGTACTGAAGCTGGCAAGAAATACATGCAGGACATGAAGGACTTCTCTGGACATTTAGTTGATATGAGAGTTGAAGCAGGTCTATTATCTAAAGAAGAAGGTGAAGCTCTTAAAGCCTCCCATCCATTCTATTTGTCTGCACAACGTGACGTAGAGAATTATGCTGACTTACAGAAGTTTATATCTTCTAAAGGTGCATCTACTGGTGTACAAAAACGTAATATAGGAGAATCAGATTACACGGGAGACCCTGTAGAGAATACTGTAATGAATATTATGGGTACTGCTAGGTCTACTCAACGTAATCGTGAACGTCAACAGATGCTAGAAAGCCTATTAGAACACTTAGATGATGGTGCGTTCCAGAAGGTATTCCGTGAGTCTAAAGCTGATGTAATGGCTGCTATACAAAATGCTAAACATAATCCAGAAGCTCCTAAAGTAACTTCAGCCACAGATATTACTAGAACTCCAGAAGGTAAACTAGAGAACACTGGTAACTTCTCTGTATTCTATAATGGTAAACGTATTGATTTAACTGTTAAAAAGACAGGTGGGGATAACTTTATGTTAAACTCATTAACTCGTCCTACTACATTTGATAATACATTTGAACATGGTTGGAAAGATGCTGCATATAATACTTTACTAGGGGCATCTCAAATTAAACGTAACCTTATAACTACATATAATCCTATATTTTCAATAGGCTCTATGCTTAGGGAATCAATGGGCTATGCTTTTACTGCTGATGCTAAAGCTGTAGGTAGAGCTAATCTATATAAACCTTGGAAGACATTTACTACTGCTAACCAGTTACGTAATGACCCTGAACTATATAAAATGTTAAGACAGAATATCTCTCCGGGAGTATTATATAGGGATTATCAGAATGTTGGTGGGACTGAATTAGTAAATAAAGTCGCTAAGTCTAAGAATTTTTATAATGAAGAATCTAAACTAAGTAAAGTAGGAAGTGCTATTAAAGCACCATTAAAACCTATTGCACATAACCTAGAGGAATTTGCTCAGTATTCAGATATAGCCACTCGTGCTAGGTATTATAATGATGTTAAAGCTACATTAGTTAAACAAGGTATGGCTGAAGAACAGGCTAATGCTACAGCTCTCGCTGCTGCTAGAAGGCTAGGAACTAATTACCAAGAACAGGGTGCAGCTACAATATTCAATAGATACAAAGCTTTAACACCCTTTCTTAAAACTACAGTTAACTCTATTACTAAAGATTTCAATGCTCTACGCTATCGTCCTCAACAGGTGGCTGAAGCTACTGGTGTACTTGCAGGTTTAGTATATACTGTTAATCAATATAATAAACAATTTGGTGGTACTGGTAATATTGACCCTAAGATACGTGAAGGCAATATCATAGTTAAAACTGGTACTGGCCCTGATGATTATGTAAAGATACCCGGCCCATTTTCATTCTATGGTAGGGAATCGAATCTATTGGCTGAAGGTCTGGATACAGCATTTACATCAATGGCACAGAAGATAGTTGATACTCAAGATAAAGCTGCTAATGAGGTACTTAAACAGTATCCTAATAGTAATCTATCTGCTGATGATTTAAGCACATTAATGTTTGATGCCCTTATTGGACAGGTTAATATCAACTCATTAGTACCTATTGGTGCTTCTACTGGTGCTGAATTAGCCTTTAATAGAGATGCTTTTGGTAAGCAGATACTACCAGATTTCATGAAGAAATTAGACCCTAGTGAACAAGTACTGCCAGGAAAAACCTCTCAGGCAGCTATTGAACTAGGTAAGAAAACTGGCATGAGTCCTGTAACTTTGGACTATATTATCACTAGTAACTTAGGTGGTTTGGGGGATATGCTGCTTAGTGGTTCTAATATGATTATTAGTGCAGCTAAAGGTAAAGAACAACCTGAAATGGATTTAGGTCGTCTACTGCCGGGGGTTGACAGATTCTCTGGATATGGCTCTAAAGTACCTAAAGAAGGTTTAGAACAAGAGTATAGTAGGCTAGGTGCTCAGTTAAAACAGATTGATGCTACATTAACTAAGAAAGCTAGTAATGCTAACTTAGACCCTGAAGCACGTAAAGACTATTTGGCTTATGCTGAGAAGAATAAAGAGCTTATTAAACTGTATAAAACTATGGTTGAACCTACAGATAATAAGATAAGTGATATTTATAAGAATCTTAATAGACTTCAATCTGGTGGGGATTTAAAGAATGAATCAACCCCTAATAAAGAACTATTAGGAGACCCTAAACTTAAGGCTAAGATAGATTCTCTACGTAATGAAGCCAATGATGCTAGAGAGAAAGTATTAAATGCTATTAAAGAACATAAGGATAGGTATGGAGATTTATGGGAAACAAGACTTCCTGTAACATCACAAACTGATACAATATTAGCTCCATTTAGGTCTAATACTACTAATACAGAAGTTACTCCTAAGAGTGCTCCTACTTCTAGTAGAGAAGACCGTCTAGACAAATTGAGAAAGATGTTTGGAGAAAGTGGGGATAAAGGAGATACCACTATGTATACTACTACTATAGAACCAATGAGTTATACTGGCAGTATGGTACAAGAAGAAGTTGCTCAAGATAATGAAGATGAAGCCTATAAACCGGGTTTCTTTGAAAAATATACCCCAGAATTAAGGAAAAATGTTGTGAATAAATATAAAGATTTTATTGTAAATCGTACACTTAAACTAGAAGGTGATGATAAGTACACTGAACACGTTGAAAATGGTAAGGTAACTCCTACTAAATTTGGCGTAACTTTGGATACTTTGAAACAGCAAAACCCCAACGCCACAGCTAAGGACGTCAGGGAATTAACTAGAGATAAAGCAGTGAGTATTTACAAGGATATATTCTGGGATAAAGCTCAAGTAGATAAAGCACCTATTGGTCTACAGGACTTAATATTTGATGGTAACATTAATCATGGTGTTCCGGGGATGACTAAAGTAATTCAACGTGCTTTAAATGATTTAGGTGCAGGTTTACAGATTGATGGTAATATGGGTAATAAGACCTTAAATAAACTAGATGAATATCCAGTAGAAAAGGTTAGAGCAGCTATATTAGCTAGACGTAAATCCCTATATAATCAACATCCAGATGTTAAAAAGTTTGGTGCTGGTTGGATGGATAGATTAAGTCAAATGGAAGACATACCTAAAGAAGCAGAAGGAGCTTAATATGTGGGATACAATTATAAAATATGCTAAACAACCCTCTACTTGGAGGGGTATACTTTCAGTATTAGTTAGCTTTGGGATATTACAAGTATCACCTGAAGTATCTGATGCTATAGTAGGTGTTATATTGCAGTTTATAGCATTTGGTGAAGGTGCTAAAGGCGTAATCAATATAATGAGAGATGAAGGTAAACAAAAGGTAAAGAATGCCAATATACAAACAATTAGTGAGCCTCAGTCTAGTGCTGATACTGTTAACCAATTGCAGTCAGGCAAGTTCTAGACCTATTGAAGCTATTCCTTGTGGGGTTTTAATACCTTACACAGAAGAATTTCAACAAGAGGCAAGTGAAGAATTAATTAACCTAGATGGTGAAGAAGGTTATCAACACATCGTAACAATGGTAAATGATTACGCTAAAACACGTAAGTCTATTCGCACTTGTCTTAATGCCAAGTATTAATTAAACAATATACCTAGAAGTATTACATCAAAGATAGCCGTAATAGGCCATGCTTCATGATACTTCCAAAACTTAGTTAAAAGTAATGCAGTAAACATTATTTACCATCCGTTAAATCTTCAAGGAACGGTGGCTTGTAGTTCTGACCTTTAAGAATTTTACCATCTTCCCTAAGTTCAGGTTTACCATCATCTCCTAGTTTACTAAGATTAGAGATATGAACCCTACGGTAAGCCTCATTTAAATCCCATCCCATTGCATCTGCATAAGAATAAATAGCATATATTAGGTCTGAAAGTAATTCTTTAGTTACTTTACCTTCAGCTATTTCTGATACTAAATCTGTGATAGCATAATCATAAGAATCTTTAACTACAAACATAGTGGCTTTAGCTAGCTTATAATTACTTTGAATACTTAATCCTAAGGTTACGTAAAGTAAATCTGCAAGCTCTTTTAGCTCATCATATTCCCTAGCATCCATGCTATAATATTCTTCAATCCATTCCTCATGTTCTTCTTCTACAAGGCTAATATAAACCTCTTTCATAGCTGAAGATACTTTAACATTAAACTTCTTAAAGAACTCTAGTTGCATACTCATAACAGTCTGTAAATCTACAGAAGCTAGAAGTGAAGCAGGTTTAACTATACTTAGATTAGGCTTTATAGTGGGTTTAGTTTCCATTTTGTTTCTCTCTTAATTTAATTTCATCATCAAGATACCACCTAGCTTTCTTTAAATCATCTAATGGTACAGTTGAGTTCTTAAGACCTTCTCTCCATAGGTATTTGACTACATTACCTAGATTGAAATTCATATAGCGTGTTATTTGAATACATTCAACACCTTCAGGATGAGTAGTATAATGAGCAGGATGATTAACTATATCATTCTTAAACTCTGCTACTGTCCCTTCAAAAGGTTTAACTGTAGGTATAGGTGCAACATGCCTATGTCTATTTAAATGCCTAGTTAAAGAATCCTCTAGAGACATGAAGCGTCCATTTGTTCAAGTACTGAAAGCATTTCTTCTGGGGAATTGAACTTTAGAGTAGTACCAAGAGTACTGTTATCCCACGCAATACCAATAGACTTATCACTATTAGGACAATATGAACTGATACGGTCAAGGTTGATACGTAGTCCTTGTAGCCCGACTGTGTTCACTACTATAAATGTTCCTGCTTTATTTGTCATTATTTTAGCTTCTTTCACTTCAATTGGTTTTACATATATTTCATCTTCTATATCCAAGGCATCCTCATATGAAGGTTCTTGAGGTACAAATTTAGTACCATCATCATTGTATTTACGGGGCTTACCACCCTTACCTTTTATAGTCATTATTTAACTTCCTTATCATCAAATGGAGGTAGATATTGATTAGTAATTGTTAGTCCACGGTTTCTATCTACAGTGATACTATTATACCTTAAAATACCGAAAATGTCAATCAAATCTTTTACTTCTTCTTCAGAAAAATCAGCACAAGAGTAAAGGTCAAATTCAAACTTAGCTGGACTATCTTCATCCCAAGTATGGACTGTACAGTTACTAGTCTCCAGTATAACCGTTCCTGTCATACCACGATTACCATTTTTATCACAGTAATATGATTGTGGATTTTTAGCTAGGTCAGGACTAGAAGCTATCTGCATACCAATACGTTTAACCAGTAGTACTAGCCATGCTTCTAACTCAGCAGGGTCAGATGGTGGAGATTTGACTTCGGCACTAATCATTAGGTGTTTATGTTGTAAGCTCACTATGTTAGACTCCCATCATATGCTTTCATTTCAATCTCTTGTAACGCTGTACGTACATAAAAAGCTAAATCAGAGGGGTTAATTTCTGAAATATCTAATTCTCTTGTATATACTTCTGTACCATCTTTATAAAGTTTAACTTCATATTTATTCATTAATTATCTCCTTGATATAAATCTATTTCTAATTGTTTAATGTAATGTAATAATACTTTAGTGACTAAATTTTCTGGTATATCTTCCTCAAGATTAAGTATTTTATAATGCACAGGACGACTACCTTTATATAATTGTATGCTATACTGTGCCATATTTTTCTTTCAATGCTTTAATACCAATAAACTCAGGGTCATAAGCACCATCAATACAGTTGTTTAACATTACTAAGCCTTTATACCACATTTTATTTGCTGGCCCAGCATAACCTTCCCATTGGTCTTCATCTAAAAAACATCCAACTACAGTCGCCTGAATTTTATTTCCCTCAGCAGTTGTACGTTCAGCAAAATCTCGTAAATGACTATGCCCTTGGACACAAGACATAAACATTTTAGTAAGTAAAGAATGTGCTGTATGCTCACCACCTATAGGTCTGCCCATAACTCCTGATGTAAAATAATGACAATAAGCTATGCCATCAATTATAGTAGGTTCAAGAAAAGGTATTACATTCCAGCCAAATTCTTTATATTTAAGGTCATCAACAGATATAACATCCTCTAATTCGGCCTGAGTTTCAACTGCCCTATTAATACGATATTCATGATTGCCTAATGTAAGATATAGTTCAGGTGTGTATTGTTTCTTTTTATTTTTACGTTGTTGTTCATTATACTCATTTAAAGGTTTAAACATACGTTCTTGTGCATCAATTACAGCAGCTACATCATGTTTATATCTCCTACCTTCAAAGGATTTTTTACCTTTATCATAACTGCATAAAGACTCCATTGAGGCCATATCACCTATATTTACAATAACATCAGGTTGTCTATCAACTATAAATTTACCTAATATATCAAATCTATTATTATTATATTCAGGAGTAGCATGAGGGTCTCCTATAACTAAATGAGTTCTATACATATTTTTTCTTAGCCTTTCCATAACCACCACCAGCACAATTTTCTCTACAAGTAACCCATCTAATATTAGATAAACTATATCCTAATGAAGTATCAATTCTATCTATAGAAGGAGTAAGTTTTCTTTCATTTTCATTTCTTTAGGTGTTTTAGACATCCGCTATTTCCTTTAAAGCGTTAGAGAGTTTGACTGCATCATTGAAGGTTATACCATACTGATTTAAATCCACTCTATTATCCTTAAAATAGGTAGCAATATAAACTTCTTCAGTTTTAGGGTTATCAGAAACTATAATTCTTATCCCTGATTCAAGTTGTAAGTCTTTAAACATTAGAAATGTCCTTGTTTTAATCTTCTTAATATAGTAGCACCTGAATCTTCCCAAGTGCTTATTAGTTTCAGTAATGCTTTAAATTCACATTCAGTCATATTACCTTTAGCTGTATTCATGTTATGTGATGCTAAGCAAAGGTTATTTAAGTGATTTGTGCCACCTCTATTTAAAGGTTGTTTATGGTCTATGGTTACTTTATTATTACCTTTATTTATAGTTATAGGACTTAATAATTCTCCTGAATAATAGCATATTCTAGGTTCAACATTAAGCCAAGTATATAATTCAGTAATAGTAGGAGTAGTAGCTTTTAATTCTTTAGTTTTAACTCTTGCTAATAGGCTTCCTCTTAATGTTCTAGCCCTAAGTAAAACAGGGTCTATTAATTTTAATCTTTCCCTTACTCGTTTATTACTTTTATTTCCTACTTCTCTATTTCTCTTGACATTCTTTTTTCTGTCTTTATCTATGCACTGTTTACATTGTGAAAATTTAATTTTCCTACTTTTAGAATTATAGAATAAATTCCAAGTTTTATATTCTTTACATAAAGTACATACTCTACCTAATTCATCCTTTAGAGTTTTACTACGTCGTTTAGATGGCTTCAAGTCTAAATCCTTTAAATACAGGGAATCTTGGTTTGCCACTATGATATAGAGTTTGATATTTATAGGTTACAGGTAAGCCTAAATATTTTTCTTTATTATCCCATATCTCTTTACGTAACTTCTTACTATAACCTGTACCTACAGTAGCATTATCTAATATCAATGCACCTAAAGTATTCTTACCTATTTTAGTACCTTTGAATAACTGCTCTTTAAAGCCTATTACAACACCTTCAGTATCTTTAAAGCGTTTATACTTCAAGAGTTCTCCATTAGTACTTGTACCCTGCTTATAAGGCTTATCTGAAGCCCTAATCATTATACCTTCATAACCATGAGCTACATATTGATTTTCTATTAATTGAAGGTTAGATAAGTCTGTAATTTCATTGGTTGATATTAGTCGTATATATGGTTTATCATCTTTAATAGTTTCAATTAAGTCAACAATTTTATTATATCGTTCTTCATAATTACCTTCAGTTATATAATCAAACACTACATAAAAGAAATCAGGCTCACCTTCTTCTGACATTATAGCAGATTGAGTATCACTAAAGTCCATATCTATTCCGGCTATTACAAGCTCACCATCTAAACCATCAGGTAATCCTGCCAGTAAACTCTGTATGGATTTATTAGGAATAGCTTTAAACTCTTTAGATACAGCTTCACCATTAACTATAAGACAACGAATACCGTCTAGCTTAGGCTGAACTAATACAGGAAATTTAACATCCTCTAGTTTGTCTAGAGTAGCAGCTAACATGGCACGTTTATTCATTAAGTTCTCTTTCATATAAATGCTATACAGCCCCACCACCCGCTGTATAACGTGCAGGAGTCCAACACATCCCGCCCCGGACTATAGCCCTTATAGGCCAGACTATAGCCACTAGCAACTAAGCGTACCCTATTTCCGTCTTAGTGCCTGTACCTCTAATAATAACGATATGCGTCCCATCCTCTACCCCATATCCGCAAGCCCAATGTGCACGGCCAGCTCCGATTTCGCGATACGCTAGTACATATCCAAACCATCTCACAGAAACCCTTTAACCTAGTCGGGTGGAGCTATTCTTTAGGTTCTTCTAATAGTTTATTTATTATTTCATATAACTGAGAAACTAATATTTGACTTAAAGTATAATCTTCATATTTATCTGGTAAAGGTGAACTAGAAGTCCATTTAACCTCCAACTCACCTTTATCATTGTCCTCAATTTCTACTACAGTCTTAACCATTACTTTTTAACAGTAGTATCTTTAGCTACATGAACCTGTTCCTGCTGAGTAATAGTCTTACCCACGATAGGATACTGGTTATCTACAGCTGCACCTGTTGCAAAACCCATAGCTACTGCTAGCAAAACACCAAAAAACATAATATACTCCTTATTAATTAATACGTTTATATGCAGCTATTAAATCAGTCCCTAACGCTCTGCATACTATTATTTGCTCAGGGAATCCACTTTCATCTTTACAGTCTTTATGTTTATGAAATCTATAGTAAGGTTTAACTACTTTACATTTAGTACATTTACGCTCCAATATTAATTACCTCACAGTAACCAGCTACGCAACTAAGCTCTTGCGTACCTGTAGTAGTATCTTCTTTTTCATATTCAGATAATTCAGTCCAATCAATAGCTTCTGGCATCTTAGCTAATAAGGCTTCATATTCTTCTTTAGTACATTCCTGATACGGAGCTTGTTTATATGTATGTTCTGAATGAGGTAAGAAACTAATACCTGATACTTCATCAAAATGGTCATATACCCATGCACCTACAGTAAGCCAATCAGCATCCTTAACATTAATAGTGACTGAAGGTTTATGCTCACACCAATGACGCTGAAATAACAGCCATTCTTGTAAATGTCTAATTGAACTTAATTGATTCCTAGTAACAGCACCTTCAGGAGCTTTTTGAGGGAAACTAAAGATTACTGTATCGTTAGGTTTCATTACACAAGGTTCATTAGGAATACCTTTAGCAATCATGAAAGTAGTTAGAGGGTCTTTCTTATCTCCCCGAACAGTTCTAATATAATACTCAGAGTGACGAGGATGAATACCACTGGCTGAATCTACAAGTTGAGATACTGTACCACTAGGTTTAACACAAGTAATAGCTGTACTAGGATTAATTTTTAAGTGTGCAGCTAGGAATACGTTAGTAGTTATAGCAACTTGTTTAAGTGACCCAAGCATTTCTTTAGATAGGTTATCATTATCCATAATACCTGTCATTGATACACCAAGTAACCGTTCTTCTTCTGTGTTATCTTTCCATATCCTACGGAGATATTTAAAGTCAGTTAAAGTAGATTGAAATGTACCTAGAATAGTGGCTAGACGTACTTTCTCAGCTAATGTTTCATAGGTGTCATTATGACGTACCACTACTTCTGAGAGGTTACAGAACTGATTAGGACGGAGTATTATTTCCGAACAGTTTCCTGTAATGCAATGTGGTAAAGCAAAACAATGTGTTTTATCGTCTACAGAAATATCCCATACATCTTCTTTTAAATCTGTTTTAATTACAGAAATTACTTTAATTTTATCATCCAGATGCTCTTTAGTATTTTGAATTAAAGCCTGTAATTTACTTGCTTTAGCTGTATGGGTTATGGTAAATAATTCAGCAAACCTTTTAATAGATTTTTGGTGGCTTATCTGTAGGTCATATCTTGTATAAGTTTTATTATACTCTTTACCATTAGGAAATTTAACATCAGAATTACTTGTTACTTTAATTGAGGATTTAATACCATAAAAACCTAATAAATCAGATACATCTTTAGCTAATTTTTCATGTGATGTAGTTAGCAGTATTCTATCAGAGAAACATCCATCCGACGAAAATAAACCATCAATAAAGGCTTTACGATATGCCTCTGAAGCATTGCTCCACAAAGATGCAGGTAAACCTTTAGATTTATGCTCCATGTTAAATTTTGTAAAAGCATCTCTAATTTCTTGGTTATTAATATTTAATTCATTTTTATTAGATAGGTCTGCCGTGCAATTATACCTAGTTAAAAATGAATTAATAGAAGGTGTTATATTGTTTTCTTTATCTGAAGCAGATACAATAATTCCTATTTGTTTGCCTGTAGGTCTTTCAGTTATCCAGCCATCCCCTAGGTTCCACCCCATAAAAAACCCATCAATAGCATCTCCATCTATTCCAAAAGTCAATTCATTATGTTTAGATATAGGCAATAGACTACCTACTTTAATATCTGGGGTATTAATTTTTACATAAGAATTTGTTTTACTATTATATACAGGCCATTTATGTTCGGCAGTAGCGTAATATTTATGTCCTCCTGCAAGAGTTATTTCCCATAAAGGTTTGTCTTTGCCAGATAGCCAACATTTTGCAGGAGAAATTTCTCCATTAAGGTTAGTTACAGTAAACTCTTTATCTTGTAGTTCTTCAATAGGAAATATACCTTCAGAAGTCCAAACTTTAGTGCCTTTACGTAATGAGGGATTAGTTCCCCATTGATGATTAGGGTCACGGCGACCATTCTTAGCTGCTTGACGTTTAGCTGCATCCCTATTAAATATACCACGCTCACCTGATTGAGATTGTATCAATGCAGTCCATTCTTTAAGGAAGGTTAGAACATCTGGCTTGCGAGTATAAGTAGCAGAGTTATTAGCCAATGCCCTCTGTCCTTCAAAGTCCCACCAACGTCCTGATTTAGCATCTTGCATATCCCTATCATTAAGATTAGATAGACTAATAAGAGCTGACCTACGAACACCACCAACTACTACAATATCAGCAATCTTACATACGATATCATGTGCTTCAAGTGGAGTTAGTTTACGTCCAGCAGCACCTCTAAACTTCTCTACAGTAAACTTAAAGAGAGCATCTAATGGTGCTGGCCCAGATGACCTACCACCAAATGTCTTTAACCTAGCACCAGCAGGGCGTAGTTTAGTTAAATCCCATGTAGGTACTTGGCCTGCATATAACATAGCTATAAGCTCACGGAAAGCCTTAGCCCACCCACCTTTAGAATCATCCACAATGATAGTAGTGCTTGAATCCTCAAAGTGTTCATTAACTATTGGGAGCTTATCAATAGAGTTCTGTTCGACAGAGAAGCCTACACCAGTACCATTCATAAGAATGTAAAGTATTTCATCAAAGGCTCTAGGATGGTCTATAGATAAGTAACAACAATTATACCCAGCCACATGATACTTCTCTAGTGCTTCCCCTGCGGTCATTAAGGCGCGCATTGAAGGCATTACTTCTAGGTTGTAGATAGCATCAAATAGTTGCTTATGTAGTATTGTACCTATTTCATACTTAAAGTTTTCTTTAAGATGTTTAGTCATAAAGTCAAGATAACGTGTTACAGTTTCAGCCCAATCTTCACGACGGTTTTCTTCTGGTAGCCAACGAGCATAACGTGACTTGAATATAAATTCTTGGAACATGGTAGGAAAACTACTCATTAGCATACCTCCATGCAGTCATAGCACTTTTAAAGTTAAGTATTTTAGCTACTTGATGGTAATATAAATTCTGGGCTTTCAATTCTTTTGCTTTCTTTACTAATTCTTGATTATGAATATTTCTGATGGAGCCTAAACCTTTTAGTTTATTATAAATTGGATTATGTTCTTTTATCCATATCTTTTCTATTTGCTTAGCTTTGTCTTTAGTCAAATTTTTATCTATTACAAAGACCCAATCAGTTGGTATAAAACCATTTTTACCTAAGTCTATAAGGTGTTGGTAATGACCTTCTTGACTTCTGTGGGTACTTCTAAACGTCCATGCCCTATCATATTTACCGTGACCTATATAAATAGTTTCAGTTGTGGTAGGGTCTATATGTGCATATACATAATAGATTGGTAAAGTCATTAATTTCTTTCTTTTATATGTAATGTAACACCAGCAATAGTAAGTTTTGAGTGTGATATACTTTGTCTAAAATTCCAGTCTTGATATAACAGTTCCATAAATTCTATGGGTACAGAAACATCAGCAGAACCACTTTTAGCTTTATTTAAAATCCATTGATACGGAGTAAAATTAGAATCTTTTGTATAGCCTATCTTTTTACCATACATTAATATCATAACTTTATTCCTTTAATAAATCTAATTTAGCCTGTTCAAGTAACCATAATGCTGTTGATACAGTAAAAGGTTCATCATTGTTAGGTTTATAAATATTTAAAACACCATTAGGCCCACTTCCATAAGACCAGAAAGGTTTAGTAGAAGGTTTTAATGGTAATATATTATTCTTTTCCAACGGTAGGCTTAATTGGTTTTCCAAGGTAGTATTTCCATTTCTTCTTATCTGCTTTGCTGTGAGATTCTTCAGCATATACTAATTCTGGATGACACTTATATTTATAACTACAGAAACCACAAGTTGCATTGAGATGTTTATTACCTGTTAGTTTCTTATTAAATGTTTCTTCAACTACACCTTCACAAGGAGGTAGCTCATTAGGTTTAGTCATTATCCATTTAATTTTATCTTTAAGTGCTTGGGCTTGTCTAACTAACCAATCAAAATATTCCTTACCTTTAGGGGTTTCAACTAGTTTAATCCTACCATCAGATTTATCAATAACAATCCACCCAGCAAACCTAGACTTATCAGCAGTCCCATACCCAGCTCCTTGTCCGACATAACCGAAGGGGTCATCAGCTTCCATAGTAGCAAGTGATACAAACTTATTATCGAAAGACCAAGAACTAGCAGATTTAACATCCCATATTTCTCCATCTATTTTGATATCATATGAACCATTAACCTTAAGTCTTTTACCTTCATCATATTCAATGTCGGCTGATATTTTTTGATTAGTAGTAAGATTAAGTCCAGATGCTTTAAGTAGAAACACTAAGAAGGATTCCCACATGTAGCCATACGTCATTTTAAGACGCATCTGAGCATCCATGATTGACCTACCATAAAGTTTCTCTAGTAATAATTGACGTAGTGGTTTTCCTATATTAGACATCCTAATACTGAACGGTTCCTCACTACGCTTGACGAGAAGACACTCTCGAAGGGCTTTTTTACAGTTGTCCCCAAATTCTTCAATAAAAGAATCTAATTCTTCTGGGGTTCTGTCTTCAATATTCTCTAAGAATACTTGTATAGCTTGTTCTATCTTGTGCACTTAAATCTTTCTATATAAACCCTACAGGCAGAGGAATTGAACCTCACTACTCTCTACAGTTTCAGCGCATACACCAAGTCCTGTAGGGTATTTCATATAAGTAATTAAAGTTTTTAAAAGTGGTTATCCTTTACTCCACTTAACGACAAGCTATCTCTTAACCAAACTTAACTGGTTCAGTGGCTTCTTGTGAATCTACCTTTAAAACACCACTCATATAATTGAAGAACACATCAGCCAACTGTACAACTGAAGTCTGGTTAGTCTGAAAGGCAAACTGTGGAGCAGAATGAATAATTGAAGCACCCAATAGAGCAACAGCTTTTAGGACAGCATCAGTAACACCAACAAGATTATTAGATATATCATTTGATTGAGTTACCAGAACTGGTGTTGTAATAGCTTTATTAGTTACTTTTTTAGCTTTAGTAGAAGTCATTAGGTTATCCTATTATTTAGAGTTTAGTTGGGCAACAGCAGCTTCAATAGCACCACGAACTGCTACAGTAGTATATTTAATTCCATTAGATGCAAGTACGCCTACAACGGCATGAAAAGCATTTTGGAATTTGGTCTCACTAGAACCTCCACTAGATTCAGATGCCTTTACAGCAGCTAGAGCAGCTTCGGTTAGTATCTTACCACCAGATTCAGTAATTGATTTTGCTAGAGGTGCTAAGAATGAACCACTAACAAAGTTTACTACACTGTGGAAAGCATTTTGGATTGATTTTTTAAACGACATTTAATTACTCCTTAGAATGGAAGTTCATCATCAGAAGCATTAACAGGAGTTACATCCTTGAGAGTGCTGTCAATAATTTCAGATTCAGTTTTAGTGGCTCTAGCAGCATTATATTGGGCTACTATACCTTCATTTTCAGTACGTACAAAATCATGTACTGTTTCATCGTGTTTAATAATATCAGGAGTTAATCGCAATACTTTACTCATATCAGGAGTAATATTAACATCCCAGTATTTTGTACCTTCAGGTTGATTGGTCTCAAGTTTAAAATTATATTGACTCATTAGTTTGTCTTTAGGAACAGACTTAAAGGCATCAAGTATAGTTTTAATTTTAGTGCCACGAATACGATAACGACATGGAATTTCTTCATCACCAAAAGTAGCTATACCAAAGATATCAACATAAACATCTCCTAGAGACTTTACAGCAGCTTTTTCTTCAGCAGAATACTGAGCACCAAACTTACGTCCAAGAGCTATGCCACCTAGGTTATCATAGAGAACAGCACTATAATCTTTGAAGTATACAGACTGTCCTGCTATATTCCATTTACCACTAGCATCTTGTGAATACCTAATGATTTTATTGAAGTATGTAATAGGACGGAATAGAATCTCTCCATCAAAGTATTTATCAGTACCTTTTATGTGCCATCCACCTATTGGACGACGTACACCATCAGAGTCTTTAGCCTGTTCGTTAATTACTAGGGAATTTGGGCCAGTGTAAGTGCTTTGACCACGACCTTCTTCTTGTTTAACTTTATTAATATATGCCTGTTCTTCTGGGGAAATAACCATTACTTCCTTAGATTCTACAGTTTTTGCTTTTGACATTTGTTTTTATCTCCTTATTAAGTTTGATTAGTATACTACAACTTTAGGTAAAAGTCAAGCACTAATTTTAAAAATCTTTAATTAAATCCTATTCCATTATATAAACCAGCAAGTGTGTCACCTGAACCACCACCAGAAGTAGTACTTACAGGCGTAGAGGCTACCAGCTCAGCACTACCAGCACCTTTAGCTACTAACTCTAAACATATGACAGGAAAGGCATAAGCATAATCTAGAGACATCCTATGAATACCTTTATGACATACTCCGTGGTCATTAGTAACTATATGTACTTCACCATCATCTATATATCTATCCATAGCATTAGTCCAATTTTCATCTTCATAGACCCAATATAAGACTTTGACTTTATCTCCAATTTCTATCATACCCATCTCTCCCCATTCCATCTTATTTGACGACCTGATATATCTCTGGATACTAATCCACCTGTTGCAAAATCCACTCTTATAGGTTCAGGTCTAGGTTCTGGTATAGATTCTTCTACTAATTCCAGTGACTTAACATCAAACATCCATTCATTTGGTCTAGTATTTAACCTAACTTTCTTAGTATTACCAAACCTACTGATAATCATATATAAGTTACCATCACCTACATGTTCGTCCATATCTTCATTCCAATCACTTTGGTCATAAGCCTTTCGGACTACTTTAACTATATCACCATATTTATATTTATATGCTTTAACTGCCATATTAATCCCTATTTAATCTTAGTCTTTTGTAATAAATTATCACCCATATCTAAATCAAACTCTAATGGTACATTGAAATCAACATTAAATCTTAGTTTAATCATTTCTTTAGTAGCTGCAAATCCCTCCCTAAATATTTGAATCATAAGGTCTATTTCATCTGAATGACAGTCTGCTACAATAGAATCATGTACAGTGAGTACAAGTCTAGACCTAACCTTATGTTTTATCATTAGATTATGTATCAATATCATAGTAATAGGAAGTATATCACCTGTAGCAAACCCTTGAACTTCATAATTCTTTATCTGAGTGGCATAACTAACAGAACCATTCTCACGTTGAGTTATATGAGGAAACGCATAATACCTACCACTAGGTGAGCGTATCATCTTGAATTGTAAGGCTTCTTCAATTAATCTTTGATGCCAAGCAAATATACCTGTATACCTAGAAAAGAAGTATTCAAAGTAATGTTTTTGTGCTGTTGTGCCTGAAACTCCTCCAAAAAGCGGTCGGAATGAGAATTTTTTAGCATCTTGTCTAGTAATGTCTTCACCACCCTCTATAAGAGCATTCATAGTTTGAGTATGAATATCTATATGATTTACTATATCTTCTATAGCATTAACACACTGAGCATTGAAAGCAGCAACCCGAAACTCCAACTGAGCATAATCCGCATTAAGAAGTTTACCACCCTTAAACCTAGATACAAATACCTTTCTAATAGGAAAAGTGGACTCTCTAGGTTGGTTCTGAAGATTAGGTCTAGTGCTAGATAACCGACCAGTAGAAGTAATACATTGATTGAATGTAGTGTGTAATATCCAGTTATCTTCTACATTCTTACGAATACCTTCAACAAAGCTAGATAAATAGGTTGAGATAGCATTATATTCCATTAACAGCTTAAGGAACTCTTTAGCCTCTTTAGATATATCTGTTAGTATAAGTTCTTCTAAAACATCCTTAGCTGTACTAAAACCCCCAGCAGAGGCATACTCACTAGATATAGGGCTTAATTGAAATCCTGCTACTTCAGGTAGTACATCATATAATATACCTGCTTTTTCACAAGTATGACATACATTAAGTCTTTTCTTAGGGTTGCCATCTTTCTTATACAACTGAACATAACCCTTACCTTCACAGTGAGGACATTGCCTAGCTTTAGTCTTATGTACAGGCGTAGTTTCAGTCTTTAATAACTTCTCAAACTGCCAAGGTTTATAGCGTTTCGGGTATTCTTCACTTAAACCAAATATAAGTGACCATGAAGTTTTATCTTTAACTTTAAGGGAATATACAACCTGAGACATATGTTCAGGACTATTCAAGTTAATAGGAGTATGTCCCATAACCTGTTGTAATATAGTGGTAAGTCTAGCCTCAAGCTCTTTATGTTTAGCTTTAAACTCTTCTTCCACCTTATCTAAGGCTTCTTTATCTACCTTAACACCATTACGCTCAACATCAATAAGAACTGGTAGAAACTCATTCATCAACTTCAGGGGAGCTATTTGAGCAGCCATGATAGTATCTGTTTTCAGTACGTCCTTTTGTTTAAGGTATAGTTGAAAGGTAGACTCTATATCCTGCTTACCATAGCGTATAAGCTCAGTTAAAGGTACTTGATTAACATTAAGTCCTTGCTTACCACAATACTCATCCAAAATATCTAACTTATCTTCAAGATTATATCTTTTAAGAGTCTCAGCTAAACTCAAGGGAACTTTAAGTCCCATAGCTTTTATGTACTCAAATATCATGGTATCAAAGTATCTACCATTAAAGGTAAAGCCAGCTTCTAATAGCCATGACATATCAAACTTAAGGTTATGTCCAACAATCATATCAGAGTTATCTAATATCTTTTGGAACTTCCTGAAGTTAATAGCTATAATAGCAGGGTCTACCTCAACATGATTGAACATGAGATAGTCTTGAATACCTGATGTAGTTTTGTACCCGATAGAGACAAGTTTATTTAATGGGTTATAAGGAGAAGGGTCTGAATCATCCCTGCCCCAAGTCCCTTGATATGTGGTCTCGATATCGAGCACGGTCTGCATTAAATAATCCTTTATGTAATGGGGTGACAGGAGGAACTTGCATCCTCTAACAACGGAATCACAATCCGTCAGCTCACTATATTGCCTTCTGCCACGCTCGGAAAGGGATGGTAGACTGTTGTACTTTTCTACTAATCAACCTAGTTTTGCAACTTCGGCATCCCATATTAAAATCCCTGTGCAAGGTTACTACCCTTGTTTCCTGCGATTACTAACGTAACCTATCTAAAGGTTCACAGCCTATTGTGAGTAGGATTGTCTTTGTGCAGCAACTCTTATAAACTAGGCCTAATGGTGGCACTTCTGTCCTCGGAAGGAACAGCACTAGTGGTTGTTTTATGGGCTTGCGACCATCGGTAACGACACAGGGTAAATCAATTAGTCATTAAATATTTCATCATCAAGGTCTATATCTTCAAATTCTGAAATATCATCATCAGATATATCCTCAAAGAAAGGATGGTCTTCTGCTTTTCCATCATAAGTACGTAAAATCTTTTCCCTATTAAGGTATTCTTTTTCATTTTGAATTAAGTCTAATTTTTTAAATTCACCCATTGTCTTGCTCCTCTAAAACATCATTAAATAACTCTATAATATTTATGTAATTAGTCCCCATCCTTTTAGCATAGTGAGAACCGCCATCAACAGCAGTTGAGCCACAAGAGCATAAGACATAATCGTGTCTATTCTTAGAGCGTATAAAGTAGTTACAAATACCACATATAGCCGCATTAACATAAATATTTCCTATATTAAACCTGTCTCTCCATGCTTTATCTGAACCTCTATGTGAGAAGTTATGGTAATCCTCCGAGGGATAATATCTTTCATCAATAATCTTTTTCGGCCCATTCATAACAGTATCCTATCACATTTTAGTGTTAAAGTCAAGCAGTAGATTTAAGAATATGAAAATAAATATTAGGACTAAGCCTTTATCACGGTCTTTCATAACCATATCTTTCAAGTAGTTCATCCATTAGTATCGGAGTATAATCAATGTGTTCACAACTAACACAAACATACCTAAGGTCATCTAATTTATTAGCATGTAAGTGTCCATGTATATTTAACTTCCATCTAGAAAGACTTTCAGGATGAATAGGTATATGTGACAAGATAACTTTAGGGTCACCTAATGCTCTTACACCATAAATATCTCTAAAATATTGTGTATAAAATTTAGTGGCATAAACATCATGATTACCTCTAATCAACACCTTAGTACCATTACATCTAGCAAGTAACTTAGTACCTTCTTTATTCATGGATACATCACCTAAATGATACACCTTATCTGCTGGTTTAACTATTTTATTCCAGTTATCAATAATGGTTTCATCATGTTCCTCTATTGTTTTGAACGGACGTAGAGGAGTGCCATCAGCTCTTTTAAAAGTAAGTATATTAGCATGACCAAAATGTGTATCAGATATTAGGAATGTACGTTGACTCATATTAATCCTTCTGTACTGTTAGTACCCCATTATCTACAAGTATTTGTAATATACCTGAAACTGAACTTATATAATCTACTTTATCTTCAACTAACTTAACTACTTCATTGAAAGTTAAAGCTATAAGTGCTGTTTTTCTGCCAGCTTTATACCCTTTATAAGAAGATTCAACATAAGAATGATTAAATACTCCTGTGCCCCTATCTCTACGAGCAAAATGTTCCATGTTATAGCCTATTTGCATATCTAACATAGTCTTAATAAAGTCTTGTCTTAATTGTTCTTCCATATTATGAGTCTCCTGAATGTATTCTTGGTGAAACGCCTGTAAATACTTTAGTACCTGAAGCTTTTACAAATACTTCCCCTAATTTTTCATAGGTATCTTTGGGTACAGTAAATCCTTTAGCACCATATTTAATTACCCGTTTAAAAGTACTACCTAGTTGGTTGATATTATTAATTCTAATTTCTTTATTAGCTAAATCTAACAGGGAAAGATTACCACAATATAGATTCATAGCATTAAAAGGTTGTGTATCTAATGCAAACATACATATAGTAATATCAAAGTCAGCAAATAAAGCTTCTATACTAGGGTAATATTGTCTACGAATAACATTAATTAGATTACCTGCGTATTGATATAAGAAAGATTTATCCGTAGTACTTATAAGTGTGGCTTCTTCCATATTATCTAAATTATTCTTTAGCTGTAACATACTGGCTTCACTATTAAAGAATACATCATAATCATTTGAATTATTTGCATTTCTAAGTAAGGAGGTTACAGCACCACCAGCTAACCAAGCACCGCCCGGAATTAAATTAGATATTGTTTTCCAAACACTTATAGTAGTATGTGTCTCAGGTATCTCTTGTCTATCTAAATAAAATCTTAAATTAAATACCTCTGTCATACTACAATCCTTGTTTATTGTTAATTATTACTTGGTTACACCAATAGTAAAATAAATCTTCAGGTAATTCTTGTTTCATTCTATTTATTATATTACACACTAATTGTATATTACCAACTTCCGCACTTTTTCATTAAACTACGATACGACTAAGATATGGTTGAATTATACAGTTGATACGAGCATCATTGCCCCCTAGCTTAGACTTAGCTACATATATACGCCTAAAGTTAGCTGATGCCTCATCTTGTACAGGGTAACTTCCTAAAGTCAATAGTAAGTCTACGTTAGCAGTCTTATCAACCCTAGAGCCAGCCAACTGATTCTGTTCTATGATTAATTCCCCGAAGGTATCACCATTAGTTTGACTAGTACCAAGTACAGTAATGTTATGCTTCTTAGCTATTTCCCTAGCAGTTTCATATATCTTAGCTAGTCGTTGGTCTTCCCTAGCATATGTGCCACCTATCTTAACTTTATCTAGCATATCAATGAGGACTATATCTGCTGAGAATTTCTTGATAATATGCTCTAACTTACTGAAAGTCATGGAGTAATCATCAATAGGGTATATATTATCTTTAATCTTAGCGAATAGCTTATTAGCTTCTGATGGATTTTTATTAATCTCGTCCCTAGTCATACCAGTATAAGAACTATATGCCCTAAGAACAGTCCTACGCATATCTTCTTCATTACCTATATAGACACACTTAGCCCCTTGTTCTGCAAACCCATTAGGCCCGAATGTGAAGCTGATACCCATACAGGATTTACCACTATTAACAGGGCCAGCAAATACACCAAACACTTGAGGGCCGATTGGGCCGACTGCTTTATCTAATTCAGGTATATTGAAGTGCCACTTGTAGGATTTACTTACATCATCTAATAGAGAACTTAAATCAGTATTAACTAGATTAACATCCTCTTTAGTAACATCAGTATCCATCAAACGTTGTATCTCACTGAAATCTTCATTATTACCTTTAGAGATATTAAGAGCAGCCTCAGCTATACGTAATGCTTTAAGTTCAACTAAAGCTCTATTAACTACTTGGTCTATAACATCAGGAGATAGAACCTCAGCTTTATCAACTTTACTTAAGACATCTTTGATGACGTTCTTATTAGCATCAGTTAAGGTTGGAAAACGTATGTTATGGATATACCATATTTCTCTACAGGTTACATCACCTTTAGTTGTGGTATGAGTTTCCTCTAAAGAATCATATAGGTCATGAAGTATCTCAGGGAATACCTCTTTATCCATACGATGCTTATAAGTTTCCCATGCAGCTTTAGTTAGTAACAGTTTGAATAATTCTATTTTGTCCATCTAAGTCCCTTAATTTCTTTATATATTCTTCTGGAGAAAGTTCACCTTTATCTCTATTACACTTCAAGCAAGATAGAATCATATTATGTTTAGCATTAGTACCACCTTTAGCTTTAGGTATTCTATGGTCTATTGTTGCATAGGTAAGACTTGTAACTGAACTATTAGTACATTCAATCCCACAATATGAACATAATTTACTTATAGACAATAGATGTTTACGTATTCTCATACGTTTTATATGTTTAAGTTTTGTAGACATATCAAAAACTTTCTTCAAAAGAATCCCAGCCATCACCCTCTCTAAAGTAATATCTTGGATTGATGACTACACCTATTGATAGATTATTATTTATAGTTTTCTTTAATTCATTTATAATTATAGAAGCTTCACCCCTAGTTTTAGGTTCTATAGAATTTTTTCCTAAAGCTCTAGACATATTTCTTATAGCATTACATTGAGCTTCTGTAGGACTTAACTTTTTCCAATCACCCATATTAATATCCTTTAAATAAATTAATAATTTCATCCACAGACATATCTTTAATATCTTTTTCAATGAGCACGATTATAACATGTTTACAAATTAAGTCAAGTGTTTTCTTTAACTCTATTGCTTTTATGGAAGCATCTTTATCCAAACAGATGATGATAGTAGTATACTTCTCGAACTGGAATAGATAGTCAGAATGTAAGGTAGTACCTGATAGAGCAATACCTGTGAGTTCTATATTAGCAACATTAATAGCAGAAAGTATATCTTCAACAATAACAGCAGTTTGAGTATTAGTTCCACACACCCAAGGTGTCTTAATACTATTAGGATATATGTAAGCCTTTGGTTTAGCTCTAAATCTTAATGCCCTACCCATAGCCCCTACTATATTCCCAAGGGTATCCTTATGAAAAAAGACTTGACGATTAAGTTTAGGGTCATAAGAAGTTTCATAATAACCTTGAGAGTAGAGTTTTAATATATTATACTTTAAACCCATTCTAATGCCATCCTCAGAAGCGAAGCCTTTAATTAGGTAGTCAGGTAGCTTAAACCCCCTTGAAGTATCCTGTATAGCCTTCCTATTGAGAATTTGACCTATAGTTGAAGATACACTCTCCCTACTTAAAGTAACTTGCTCCCTGCCTCTATATCTACATGAAGAAGAAAAACAATTAAATACATACCCTAATATACTTCTAGTAACACCCATCTTATTTTTCTTAAAACATTTAGGACAATCAATATAAGTAGTACTACCTATAGGTAGACTTGAAGCCAATTCTTTAAGTTTAGAATTAATAATCCTAGACATATAATATTCCTCTTGACATTCTATATGAAGTCTGTTATAATAAGCATGTTGCTTGTTACTTAAAGTTTACCTTAAGGTTACTTAAGATACCTATAGGTTATACTTAAAGTATACTTATAGTATTATTTATAGTTATATTTATATAATAGTATACCTATAGGTATACCTTAAGATAATACTTTTAATATACTTCAATAGTACTTTAAGTATATACCTTAAGGTAACCTATAGGTAGCCTACCAACAGGTTAGGTTTAAATTAACCCATTGTTCATTCAACTAGTAACGACGAGCACTACGTGAAGCTGAAGAAGATGTAGCAGTTGAAGCAGTATCAAACTTCAAAGCATTAACTGACATTTTAGTGCCACGAGCTTTGATAATCTGAAGGGCTTCAATAAGAGCATCAACGCTATCAAGAGTCACCATAGCACGGTTAGTACCAAGGCGGTTAGAGATACGAATAGCTTTACCATTCTCAGTAAGAGCAACGATGTTATCCAAGTAACCTTTTGAATTAGCTACTTTAATCTGCTTTACTGGACGGGTTTCTTCAACATTAACGATAGTAAGTTTTGCATTGTTAGACATAGTATTTCCTTTATAGAATTGTTTTTAAATAATAATTAGTAGTTTAGTTTAGTCTAGATATATAGGCAAGCCTAAGTAACCTTCATATACTTTCTCCTTTATCATTAGTTAATATCTGTTAATCAAATTGTATTAGAGGTTCTTGGAGAAGGTACTCTTGAAGCACAGTGACGAATAATGTCAACGCACTCATCTATGTCCTTATGACTTTTTAGTTTAGCCATAATCTTCTCAAATGACATAGTATTTTCTTTATGAAACTCTAGAATTATATCAGCGGCATCTTCTAGATTTTCCTTAACCCACACCTTAATCTCATGGCTTGGTTGACCTTTCATCAATGTTAGTATGGGTAAAAGTTGAGAAGGTTCTTCCACCATGTTCTGAGAGAGGGGAAACATTAGTACCTTATTAGGGTCTTTCTCCTCTTCTTGTTGGCGTTCAAGAGCCTTTTGTCTTTCGTCCTCAAGGAGAAGTTCAAGCCATTCTTTTTCGTCAGCGTAGTCCTGAAATGACATACCTCTCTTCTCGGCTTCCTCCCTCATTGCCTTCTCGGTTATTGAAGAGACTTCACCCTTATAATTATGATTAGCTGTTCTTTCTTTATGGGCTTGAGCATACTCTTCAGCTAAGGTCTTAGTAGTCTCCTGCTTGGAGGCGGTCGTAGTAGTCGTCCCCGAAGCCCCAGCCGAACCTACCTCTTGACCTTGTTGACGAAAAGGGGGGTTGGTAACTGCTTTACCTCCACTGTGATGTGTACGATTGTAGGTATAAGTTTCATTGGTGCTGTAAGTATTAGACAACCAACAATTATCTACCTCTTTACCATCTTCGGCATTAAGTATCAATACATTATTCTCAATACCTTCTTCTGGTGAACGCATAAACAACAACTTAGAACCCTTAATAGTGGTCTGCAACCATTGTTGAAATTCTTCATTACCCCAAAGAAGTTCAATATTAGTCTTAGCTATTGGTTTAAGAATGTACTCTACAAAGTGCCAAGTATCAGACATAGTTTTATCTGTCTCAGGTGCGTCACGTAGAACCCCATTGTGCATCATGTATAAATCCCTAGCATCACCATCATCAATAGATAGAATCTTATAAGGATGACAATTAGCCAAGTTAGTATGACCATGAGTAGTTAACCTAGCGTGCATAGCATAAGAGTCCCTATTTTTATGTTTCTGCCATAGCTGGAACTTCTGTTTATCAGTCCCTACAGTTTTCTCTACATGGACTCGATTATCATCTCCAATATACATGATACCTAAACCGTTCTGGTTACGAGTAATCATAGACTTAAAGTGCCTATTAGTAAAGACACCTTGAGCATTTTCTTTAAACATTATTAAACACATTGTAGTATTTCCTTTATTAAATTGTTGTTAAGAAGCTGCAAGTATTTGGTCTTGAGCTTGTTTATTACAGGCATCATCTTTAGAGAATCGTTTATTAACAAGTCGCCTATTAATGATTTCCTTTTTACTTTTAATACTCTTTTGCTGTACTTCTAGTTTCTTAATTAATTCAGGAGGAGTATCTTTTTTAATTACAACAGAGTCTATATTAAAGTTCTTCTTCACTAACCATAACCGCAAGTTAGTATACATATCATCAGAGTTACTAGGGTCAAGCAACCATAATAAATATTTCTTATAGCTTAAGTCACCTATAGCACATTCTTTAGTGTAATAATACAATGAATGAACAAACTCTAGGTTCTTTAAGAAGCTAATAGTACCTAAATTACCTTTGAAGATACGCACTTCAACAGTCTTAGCATTGGTACAATTAACAGCTTGTCTACGCATAAGACTTCCTTGGTCAGCGAACTTACGTCCATCAAGATTACCTATATGTTCTTTAAGAGGTAGGTCTTGATACCTAGTATAGTCATTAGCACTACGTTGAGCAACAGTTTCAACAAAATGTTTATTTTCTAACATATTGATAAACCGCATAAACTTAGCTAGATGCAGCCCTGTAAAGGCTTCCCTAGATATATGAACGTGCATACCACAGGTACTTGTAGTATAAGACTTAAGGTACTTCTTAGTCTCTGACTCAAGGAAAGGCTTCCACCGTTCTTTATGGTATTGTAGAGTAGCAGGAATTGATACAATTTCAAATGGATTGTGTCCACTCAAAGAGCCATCGTGTTTCAATATAACAAAGTCTCTACCTAATACCTTATACACGTCATCTGTGACATTAAGTTTAGGCATCATTATATCTACGTCATGAGGCTTCCAGTTAGAATTCTGTTCTACCTCAAGTTCAACTCCCAAGTAAGGTGTTGGAATATAAGCAGAATGGTATGTAGTCAACTTATTACAGCAACTCATAGACTTACGAGGAGATAGATAAGTTAGAGCATTGAACATATGGTCTCTAAATACAGAGTACTTGAAGCTATCTTCTGATGGCATGTTACGAATTACTGTGTAACGATAGCCCACTTCTGCTTCACGGTCATTAACACGTTCAATATAGTAAGGATTAGCACCTCCCATACGAGTAGGATGGTCAGATTGTTTAGAGTTCATAGCTACATAATATGCACTAAGCATCTGTTCACCTAGATGTACTCTAAAGAAAGTAGGAAGTAGCTGCTTAGTAATACTACAAGTAAAGACCTCTTTGTCATCTATCTTAGCATCGTTAAGTATTGTCTGTACTGCTTGGGCTTCACTTTCCCCATAGATGATTAAGTTAGACTTAAGTAAGTTAAAGCGATGGAAAGCTGCACAAACATTACCTTGTTGACGATTCCTAGCTATATCATTAAGTACCATTTGTTCAATATTATTGATACCTTTATAGCTTGCCCTATAGTATTTAAGAAACTCGCCTAAATCTTGTGAGTAAGCTGAATAAAGAGTTTTACTTGTAATAGCTACAGGTGTATTTTCTTTAAGTTTAACTTTAGTAAGTTGATACACTTGCCCATCAGCAGGTAGAGGGATATCTATAAACACAGATTCTTTACCTATCGCACTTAGAAGGTATTGATATTTAGTGGCTTTAGGTGTAGCCCCAGCCTTTTGTTGCTTCCAGAATGCACAGAAGTCATTAATAGGAGCTATATACATTTCACTATCTCTATCAGCTAAGAGGTCAGATACAGCATCTAGTACTTCTTTATAGCGTTCATAATCAAACAAACCTAATAGATATGTAGCTACAGTATTGTAATTAATAAATGTAGTTCTACGTAGACTATTGAGTAGTTCTTTATTAGAGGCTTCACGTACTTTAAGTTTTTCAGTAAGTGATGCTTTAATGGCAGCTAGTTGAGTATCAGGTATAGCTATATGAATTATTTCAGCTTTCTTAATATCCTTAGCTTGTATCATAAATTTACGTACACTACGAGCATTTGGGCCGTTAGGATTATTCAAATCTATCTGAAAGCGTTTCAATAGTTGAGCATCATCTGACCTATCTTTATGCTTCAACTTAAAGACATCACCATCTATTGTGACGGTAGCATTGTCTTGTGGGTCATAGCTGACAATAAATCTTTCTGCAACATTAATTTTAGGGGGGTTAAACATATCTAAATTCTCCGTTAGTGGTGGTTCAGGTGGTCTTAAATTAAAAGGTGAAGCAGGAGTAGGTGCACCCCAATGCCAAGGAGTTTGTGTCATTCTTGTAGAGTCACTGAAATCAAATGATTCCCAACCCCTAGCGTCATTCCTTACTAATTCTCTCATTGATTCATCATTATATCTTCTAGGCATGATTAAAGGTCTCCTTTAAGTTTGATATAATTAATATCCCCTTCTTCATCAAGATAACCTTTTTTAATGTATCTATGGGCTAACTTACTGAATCTGCTGTCCAAATTCTCTAATCCTTCAGATGATATTAGTTCTCCGACCAGTTCCACTATTTCTGTTTCAGATAATTCACCCGCATTAAGTTCCATCATTCTTACAGTATCTATCGGCATATTATATTCTTTCTAGCTCTTATGGCTATGTTAAGGTGCTTATATAGTTGGTAGTGAGGCTGTCGGGAGTCCAACCCGAAATATTGGTTATGGTCCTAGTTCTGACCAGGCTTGCGTGATGGTTCGGGTCGAAACCGTACTTGATACTTGCGTTGCTGGGATTACACTAGTCATAATCAGATTACACGCTATCTCGAAGGCAGCCCCATAAAGGAAGTGATAGGAGTAGGAGTCCAACCTAATAGATTATATACTTGTGGCAAAGCCTCTGATATAAACAAGTTACACGCTACTTGCAAGCTCCTACCATAGGGATTAACCAACGACTACTTCTTTAGTAACTATAGGGTCTTCAACTTCAGGTTCAACAAGACCTTCAAGTATATCATCTTCTTTAGTGTGTAACATCTCTAGCATTTCTTCATCAGTGAAGTCACGTTCTGGTGCAGCAAAATAAGACTTCTTTTCTTCTTTCTTACCAAAGATATGTTCTTCATGTTTAATGTATGCTTCCCTTTTAGCAGCATACATTAAAGTATCCCATTTGTCAATATGTACTCCCTTCTTAGCTTTATACCAAGCATCTAGTTCAATAGTTGAAGGAGATTTTTTATCTCGTATAAATACTCCGTTGATGGTGATGGAGTTAGGGTTGTGGGCAGCCATATCTTTTTCCTTATCTGGTAAAATTGTTAATGATTTTTCTCTTGGTAGTATTTCGCAAACATTAGTTGGTATTTCTTCTTCTTCCTCATCTTCTGGTTCTTCCATAGGTCTATTACTATGAGGAGCGAGTATATCTTCAAGTAAGTAAGTACACTCTTTAACAAATCCTACAGTAGGTATAGTCATTAGCTTTTCTACTGCATATAGTACACCAGAAGAAAACTCATCAAGTGCATCTATCTCTAGAAGTTCATCAGCCTTAGCCAATAGTTCTGCTATATCTAAAGGAGGATAGAAGCCCCCATTATCTTCTAAGTCTGGGTATAACATTACATCAAATGACTTAGGTATATCTTGTTTAACCATTACTTTCCCTTTCTTAAGGAATGTTTATGAGCCAATATAGCTTTAACTGAAATCATATCCCAGTATGTTCCACTAGCATCAAGTAGAGACTTGACTTTATTTTCATACATTTGTTTAAGTATCTGCTCTAGGAAATACCTTGAATAAATTACAATAACTTTATTATGTTTAGGTGATGTGTCTATGTGTTTATTCATACTCACTCCTAGTCATAGCAGTTTTAATTACATTTACAGAAACAGAATCCACCTTAACAGAATCTAGCTCTTTTGTCAAGGCATTTATTAAAGCGGTCATTTCTGACTCAGCATAAGGATAAACACTCCATTGTCTATACAGTTTTTGTATATATGTTAATTTTCTAACTAAGTTATCTTTATTCATAACTACCTTCCTTTAAATTTCATTACTTTAGGTTTAGGTTTAGTATATTTAAGACCTTCCCAATAAGCATTAGGATGTATTGTAGGTTTATCCATTGCCTTTTTAGCTACCTTAATATATTGGTCAGCAGGATAGATGATAGTAGGTTTCTTCTTTTCTACTGGCTTAATGACAATCTTCTGAGCCTTAATCTTAGCTTGAATATCTTGGTAGGTACAGAAAGGATTAATCATCTCATACCATTTCCAGTAGAATTTACCATTCCAGTGTTCAGACCTATTCCATTGTAATCTCTTGATAAAATAAGGTTGAGTTAGCCATAACCATAGAGACATATAGTTACCTTTATAAGTTATTGTCTTAGCTGCATAATCTTCTACAGGTTTAGTCATATTAATAGACCTTTGTTATAGTTATTACTTGTAATTTATTCTTCTTAGCATAGTTATCAGATAGTTTCCTAACCTGTTGTATTTCCATATGTTTATAATTACGGTACACCATAGCACCAGTAATAGTATTACAATATGATACACTAAACATAAAGCCTCCTAAAATAAATCATCTACATCATCTTCAAGTAGTTGCTCTTCCTCAGCAATATCTCTGCCCCACTCTTCATAGAACTCTTCGTCATCACCTAGTTCATCTGTCTCCATATTATCAGAAGCGTGGTCGTTCCAATCACCTTGACTATAAGACTTATAGATTACTTTAACCTTGTCTCCTATGTTGAACGTCATAATTACCTTCCCTATAATCATGTATTATTTGATGTGCTTCCTTAATAGTAGTAAGATGTTCAGTAAAGGTAACATAAGTACCTCTAAGAGTACACATCTGTATCTCTACAGCTAACTTATTATTATCTCTATAGCATTTAAACCCATGAGAACGTAGTAGGTCTGCACATTGATGCAGTATTAAATCTGTTTCAGCAGTTGTTACTTTTGGTTGCATCTTCAATCTCCTGAACTAT